TGTCGCTAGCCTACATAGTCGACGTGCCCGACCCACCCCCCTCACCCTCCGTAACCTCGTCACTGTCTGTCACCTTTGCTGGAGTTACATGATCGACACAGGACACCAAGCGAGCCACGCTCCGAACCACCTGATCGCACGGACTGATGGTGGTCGGCGGTGAGGGGGTTGGCCACCGGGTCTGCCATGTGTGGTGGGCGTTGCCAACCTGGACACAGCTCACCGTGCACCGCTCGCCATGCCTTCACTGTGTCGGCTCGGCGTCGACGCTCGGCGCTGTCGTAGTCGGGTCGGCGTTCTCGGTGGGGCCGGTAGCGTGCGTTGGATGCCCGGCGTTTGATGTCCCCGCATCGTGCGCATGTGGGGGTGGGGCTGAGTTTCCCGCAGGTGCAGATACGCAGGGGCATGGGCGGGAGTCCTTGGTGTTGTTGGGCTCGGGCGCAGGTACAGCTGGGGCTTCTGATCCCGTCGTGGCTGTCCTTGCCGGGGATTGCCGGGGATTGCCGGGTTGACGTCCGAGCCCGGCACCATGACCTTCTCCATGCCGACAGCCTCACCATCGCTGGGAGTTGTCGTGGCGGTGGCCAGATTCGAACTGGCGGCCTTCAGGTTATGAGCCTGACGAGCTACCGGGCTGCTCTACACCGCTGAGACGAAGCTGGCCCGCACTCAGGCGGGCCGCTGGGTCTGGTCGTCTGACACTGCACCGACCATGAGGTAAGAGTGCGCTATAAGCTCGCGGTTTGCAACTGACCTTGCCGTCGGCTGGTGTGACGTTCAGGGATGCTGGCCATTCGGACGATGCTCTGGTCGGCGTTGTAGAGGTGGCGTCGGGTGGCGATGTCGGAGGCGACCGGGGTGCAGTGTTTACGGATGGTGGCTGGGGCGCGGCGTCCGAGTTGGATGGTGAGGGCTTCGATGTCCATGAGGGTGAAGCCGTCATGGTGGCGGACGATCATGGCTCGCTGCCTTGGACGGCGGCGAGCAGCCGCGTGATCAGGTCATCCACGAGGGTCACCACCGCCATATCCAGAGTCCATCCTCGATCACGGCCTGAACACCGCGAACGACGAGCGCCGCACAGGCCGCAACGACCGGGTAGATCCACCATCGCTGTCTCATGCCCCGATTCTCCTCTCATCCAGGACGAACACGTAGCCGGTGGCGATGCACCCACAGCCGAAACGCTGCGGCTCGGCGGCGAAGTCGTGGTCGAGCGATCCGAGCGATCCGATGGTGATGCTCGTGATCTCTTCGCCGCAGCGCGGGCAGTAGCTGGGCTCAATGCGGTACCGGACTGGCCATCGTGCTGCCCATCCGCCGTGTCCGTGGGCGGCGGAGGCGATTGTGTTGAGGGGCTTGGGTTTTGCGTGTAGTCGTCGGCCGAGTGCGTGCCACTGGTCGGCGGTCCAGACGTGTCCTTCGCTGGCATTGCACTGGCATGCCTTGGGTAGCAATGAGTCTTCGTCGCGGATGAGGGCGCGGATCTTCCCGGGGCAGGGTTGGCCGTCTTCGTCTTCGAGTGGGCACTGGCCGATCTCGATGATTTTGGTGCCGTTGGGGTAGGCGGCGGTGCGTGCTTCGCGGATGGCCTGGTCGAGTTGGTCGGCGGCCGAAGGCATGTTGGCGGCGAGCCACATGTGGTGGGTGGCGATGTAGGCGCCCAGGGCGTGCTTGTTGGTGTTGGGTTGCCAGACCCGGTTGAGAGGGCCGTGGACGCCGGGTGGGAGTCGGGTGAGGCGGTGTGATCCGGGTAGCCGGATTCCGCGTTCCTGGGCGATGTGGAGGGCAATTCCTGTCAACGTTGTGCGGATGAGGGAGCGGGCGTCTGCGGCTTGGAGGTTGAGTTGTGCGCCGCCGTGGAGTCCGCCGGCGCCTGGGCCGCCGGTGGCGGTGAGGATGAGGGCGAGCTCGTCGTGGAGGACGGCGCATTTGGGTGCGTCGTTTTCGATGCCGTGGATGTGGCCCCAGCACAGTTGAAGGCCGTCGGCGGCGCGGCGGTCGCAGTTAGCGACGGCGCACAGCAGCGGAGTCACCGGCGATCCTTTGCTTTGTATCGTAGGCGCCGGATCTCGTGGATGAGTGCGGTGATGACGCAGTGGTCGGTGTACATCGCGGGTCGCGCATCATCACGATCCCGTCGTCTACTCGGCCGTCGGGCGCCTCGATGACGGCGTCGGTGTCCGAGCCGCCCATCTGACTCATCAGGGTGAGGAAAGAAATGCGCGGTGATCAGGTGTTGCACGCCGCGGATGGTCACCGTCCACGAGCCGGTGTGGACCTGCTCCCCGATGCAGACGGCCAGATTCGTCTCCTCCGCCACCTCCCGGACCAAACCCTGGCCCAGGGACTCACCCGGCTCCAAACGGCCTCCAGGAAGCCCCCAGCGGCCCGCGTTGGTGCCGTCAGGGTTGGTTTTGGCCTCCCGCAAAAGCAGGACCCGGCCATGGTTGTCGAGGATCAGCGCCTTCGCAGTCTGCCGATGGACGACCGCGGGAGACCCGACAGGAGCGCTCCCGCGAAGCTCTTCCGGCCGGGCCAGCGTCCACGTCATGCCGCATTTGCACTCGTGCTCGACGAACCCGGCCGCGTCGTCCGGGACCTTGGCCGGGTGGATGCAGCGGTGGATGTGGCCGCAGCCCAGTCCATCCTTCACGAGCGCCGGTGCGACCTCGGGGCATCGGACCGGATGCCCAGCGCGAAGCTTTGCGGCCTCGGCGCGGGCCTCGTCTCGTAGTAGCTTGAGGCTGTCGTACATCACCCGGGGAACCGTTGCCGCATGCAGGTGCTTGATCTCCTCCAGAGCCTCGGCTAGGTCTTGGCTGACCCGCTCGACCTCGGCCAGCAGGTCCGGGACGTCCCGCCGTGCTTCGGCAGCGAACTCGGCGTCCTCGTACGACAGCAGGGGGCCAGCGTCGCAGCTCGACAGCGGCTTGCCGAAGTCGTTCAGCTCTCTGGCCCCGGCGCGGATCGCCACCAGATCCGAGCAGTAGCCCGCATCAGGGTGGTCCACGAACCAGCCGACGACAGGATCGGTGCATCCGATGCACTTGCAGCCCAGCGCCGTGTGGTCGTGCGGCTTCGCCTCCCATGGGCCGGCTGTTGCCTTCTCGACGCGGGCTTTGATCTCCGTGAGCCGATCTGGTGTCATAGCGGACGGAGTGTCGATCTTGCCTTCGGTGGACTTGGTCACCGCTCCTTGATCATTCATCCTCGTCGTCACCCTCGTCCTCGTCATCAAGCTCGTCGTCGTGCCAGGAACGCCAATCCTCGGCCGTCACCAGCTGGCCGCGGCACTTCTCGCCTGCCAGCGCCACGTAATCGACGCCGTTGATGCGAAGCCAGGCATCCACCTCACCGAAGGAGTCCTTGCCGTCAGGGAGCTTCTCGACCACCCACGTCTCCGGTGCCGGGTCGAAGTCGTCGACCACCTCGTCCGCGTCCTCGAGGAAGTACCAGACCTGCGCGTCGGTCGGCTCCGGCTGCTGCATCTCGGTCGCCATTGCCCGCGCCAACGCGAACACGCGCGGATCATCGCGGTGGGTCACCTCGCAGTCCTGCGGATCCGGAACCGGAGGCATCCAGTCCGCTGGCGGGCTCTTGATGCTCGGCTCCGCCCAGCCAGCCACGCAGATCTGGCACGGACGACCGGCCAGCTCCGGAAACTCGGCGATCAGTTCAGCGCGCTCGTCGGTGGACTCGGTCACCGGGAACCTCCCTCGTCCTTCGGCGGCTTACTCGGCGAGGTGCCCATGCTCATCCGGTAGGCGCAGTTCTTGCAGGTGTAGACGTGCAGCAGCTTGGCGAAACGGCCGAGTCTGGCCGTGCAGTACTGGCACAGGCGCCTAGCCACGGGACACCTCCGTGGGCGTGATGAACTCGGTGGTGGCCTCGGCCCAGGCAATCGAGTCCTGTTTGAAGCGGCGCGCGAGGTTGGCCAGGTCGCGCTTCAGCTCAGCGAGCACGCCCTCATCGCCGTCGGCCACGATGCACCAGCAGGCGTTCTGCCAAGGGGCGTCGGGGACGCTGCGCCAGTCGCCGTGGCGTTCGTAGATGCCGTTGTAGCCGTCGGGTGTGAGGCGCGAGTCGGTGAGCAGGACGAAGTCGGACCACTGGGCTTGGGTGAGCTTGTCGTCGCTGTTACCGATGGAGACGTACACCGTTTTGGTGCTCATGCTGGTCCTTTCGGTCAGAAGTCGTGTGAACACAGTGGGCAAAACGTGACCCGCCCGGCCCGGACGGCGACGATGTCCCACAGGCACGCCAGGATCGACGGGTAGAACTCGTCGCCCCGCAACCACGGCTGATCCCGGGACAGCAGGTTCCACAGCCCCCGCCGGTAGGCGCGGCGAAGCTGGCCTGGGGTGCGGTAGGCGTGGCCGCATTCGCCACACCACCGCCAGGCCGGGCCGGGCTCGTCCACATGGCAGCTGTAGCGTGGGCGTGGTGGCAGACGGGGGTGGGTTCGTGGACGGTGGTCACGGTGCAGGCTCGATCCGGCCCATGACGTGCAGGTCGCAGTCTTGACACAGCACGCTTGGCTCTACGCGCCCGTCGGCTGTCGCCTGCCAGGTTGGCCAGGGCAGCATCGTGGTGTTCTCCCGTGGGCCACACTGGTGGCGTACCCAGACGTGCTTTCCGTCGTCGTCGAGCCAGAAGCGTGCGTCGATGAAGTGGGTCATGGCTGCTCCGTGGGTTGGGGGCCGGCGTCGGCCAGCGCCGCCTGCGCAGCTGCGGTGGCCGGGTCGTAGTGCGGGTTGGGCTCGGCGCGCTCTTGCCGTTCGCGTGCTTCGCGTTGTTCGCGCCAGTAGCCGGAGGCGTAGCGCAGGCTGTCCGGGTTGCCTTCGGGGAGTTTCGCGCGCAGTTCGGCGATCAGTTCCTCGATGGCCTCGGACCGGTCGCGGCGGGTGGGGTCGGCGGCCTCGATAGCGGCGAGATCGGCCTCCCGTGCTTCGCGTACCTGGCGTCGGCGCTCCCGGCGGAGTTCTTCGACGCCGCGGCGCACGTGGACGGGCATGAGGTAGTCGGTGGTGGTGCTGAAGTGCCCGATCACTGCTTGGCGGGCGTCGTCGAGGGCCAGGTCGGCAACGATGGCTTGCCAGGCGATGACCACGCCGTCGTCGATGCGCCGGTTGTCGTACTGAGCGATGAAGATCAGTAGCTGATGGGTTTCCTTGAAGTTCATCAGGTTCCCTCGATGGCTTTCGTTTCTTGCTGCCGGTCCATTTCGTCGAATCGGTTACTGCGCTTCAGCTGTTCAACGGTCTCGGGTTTGAGCATCAGGCCGTTGTGTTCGACCAGTTGGTTGCGTGGGGATGCGCGGGTTCGCGGGGTCAGCCCGTCCAACTCGACGCGCAGGCTTTCCACGGTGATGCCACGGCCGTCTTTCGCCATGCGCAGCAACGCATCCTGGATTTGCGCGTCGGACCACTTGCCGACCTTGATGGCCTTGGCGACGACGCCGTTGACGGCTGGCCACCTGCACATCGGCTCGATCTCGTAGTACGCGTCGGTGATCTGCTTTGAGCGTTGAGTCACCGTCCGGCCGTCGTCCGCCGCTGGCGGCGACACCGAAGGTGAGTGTTGCGGGTTGCGGGTTGTGGAGTGCGGTTCTAAGTACGGACCTTGAGTAACCACAACCCGTTCGGAAGGCGATACGGCATCGGATGCGCTATCGGATAGCCTATTTCCCTGGGCAGATAGTGTTTCGCCTATATCCCGGGGTTCCTCGTCCGGTGGGTTGGCCGGGGTCGTGCTGGATGGGCTATCGGATAGGGCATCGGGTAGCCAATCCGGTAGGCCAAGCCGCCGGATTTCAGCCGCGAGCGCCCTCCGGATCATCGGTGATTCGACCTCTTGAACAGCGTCACGGATCACTGGCTTCCGCTTGCTGTTGGTGTATCCGCCGTCCCATCGGATGAAGGAGCGCACCAGTAGCTCCTCCGTCCTGGTGTCATAGATGACGAACCGGCCGCGAGCGAGCCCATCGAGGGCCGCCGTCACGGTCGCGGGTGTGGTGTTGCGGGCCTGGGCGGACCACCGGGTTATGGACAGCGGAAGTACGCCCGCCGCGCTGATGTCCGGCTGCGAAGCCAGCTGGAGATACACCCGCTGCTCCTCTGCCGTTAGCGCCCGGAAGTCCTCGTTGCGCCAGATGGCGGTGAGGATGTTGGCGTACTTGCGGGCCACGTGCGTCCCTCGTTTCGGTTGTGGCTGTTCGGTTGTGGCCCGCCCCGTGACAGGGCGGGCGTGGTGCTACTGCTGGTCGGTCTTGGTCGGGCCGCAATAGTTGAGGATCTCGGCCATACGCAGCCATGTACTGGCCGCGCTGATCAGCTCGCGGGCCCGCTCAACGTCCGACCCTGCATGCTCGGTGGCGTCGTCGAGAGCCTTATCCGCCTTGGCAATTGCTTCGATAACGGTCATTGCCGTTGTTCTCCTTCGTTATTCGGCACCGCGAGGCGCGGTGAGATCAGATGGCTCGGCGTGAGGGCGCTTCCAGGCGCCGTCGGCGTCGGGCATGCGTTCGCGTGATGCTTCGGCGGTGTCGATGAGGATGGCGTCGCAGCGTTCGCAGGGGTCGTCGTGGTCGGGGTCGCCGCACCATGCCGTCGGTGCGGGCCGCTCGTCGGTGGCGGGTTGGGCCGGCTGCTCGGCGGGTTCGAGCCACCGGATGGGCTTGCCCTGCGCCTGGGCGTAGGCGATTTCGCTGCGGGTGCTCTCGCCGATGTAGCCACCGACGTTGAGGACGAGCACTTCGTCGGCGAGGTCAATTTTCCGCTTATGGAGCTCGTCGAGTCGGGCCTTGACCTTGGCCATGTCGGCTTCGGTTCGGTCTGCGAATAGGTCGGCGTCGGTGCGCATGTCGCAGCCGATTGACAGCACAATCCGGCCGGCCAACGTCTCGTCGAGGTTGGCTTTGCGGAAGGCGTCGCCGAGGCGGGTGCTGCCACAGAGGACGACGATGGTGGGCCGGGGGGCGGCGGTGATGAGGTCACGCTCCCGCTCGGCGTCGGGTTGTGTGGGTTTCGGTAGAAGCCACGCCTGCGCCGTTTTGGGCAGTTGCGCGAAGGCGGCACCTATGCGTGCGTTGGCATCGGTGGGGGTGAGCGGTGGGAAGGCTTCGATCTCCGCGGCGAGTTTGGCGTCGCGCCATTGGTGGATGGTTCTGGCGTGGTCGTAGATTTGGTACATGGCGTCGGCGGGGGTGTCGCCGGTGACGACGATTTCGGCACTGGTGGCGGTGTGTTCGCGGCGGTAGTTGCCGTCGAGCCAGGGTTCGACTTCTTCGAGGGTGAGCTTGGCGCGGTAGAAGGTGGTCACGTCGTTCCAATCTGGTCGATGATGTGGCTGGTTGTGTTGGTGTGTCTGCGAAATGTCTCTGCGGCGCCCAGTCATGTCCGCTCACCGGGTGGGATGGGGCGGCCTGCGTCGTCGAGGTTGCAGACCCTGCCGGCCATCCCGCTGAGCAAGCCCGCGATCGCCTCGCGCATCTCATCCTCGGTCGGCTCGGGCGCGATCCGCTGGGCGCACATGCTGATGTGGCGGCGTTTGGTCCGCAGGTTCGGGTTGTCGCGGTCGAGGCTGTGCGCCCAGTCGAGAAGCTCCTGAGCGACCTGACTGCGCACCGCGCGCTCGATGTGGGGCAGCGCTACTTCGATCAGGTCTCGGGCCTCTTGTTGGCAGGCCTCCCAGGCGTCGCTTTCCCGATCAATCGGATAGTCGGGGTTGTTGGCCTGCCAGATGGGCACTGCGGCGGCTTCGATGGCTTCGGTGAGGTCGAGTTCAGCCACGTCTGGTCTCCCTTGCGTATGAGCGGAAGTCGATGCCGGGGTCGGCGACCAACCCCCGGTGTTCGCGGCGCAGGAACAGCTCCACCGACGCGTAGGGCACCAGGGTGTTGCCGTGGCGGGTGAGTTGGTGGTGGTCGTCGGCCGGCAGCTGCCGGCCGACCGCGCGGTAGTAGCGTTCGTCGCGCCTGCGTTGCCGGGCGCCTTTGCCCATGCCGTCGTAGACGCTCATGGCTGGACCGCCTGCGGGGCAAGGTATTTGGCCCACATGCGGCGGATGACCTGCTCGCCGACCGGGTCGGGTCGGGCGGCGTCACGCTCGATGCAGGTCTCCAGATGCACGTCGGTGAAGTCGACAACGAAGAATTCGGCTCGTGCGATGCGGGCGATGGATTCGAGGGCGAGTACGGTGTCGCCGCGCAGGTTGGTGTCGTCGACGATCACGTCGCGGTCGTGGAGCAGTTCGCGGATGACGGCGTATTGGACTGCGCTGCACAGGGTTTCGTATTCGTCGTCGCCGTGTTTCCAGGCTGTTTTGAGCATGGTGCGCAGGTCGTCGCGGTTGACCCGCCAGGCGGGTTGTTGGCGGGCCCAGGTGGTTTTGCCGGAGCCGGGTAGGCCGCGGGTGATGGTGAGGGTGGTCACGTCGTGGCTCCTGTCGGGGTTGGTGTGCCGCCGCCCGGGTCGCGGCGGGCGGTGACCCGGTGGGCACGGGCGGCGCAGCAGTGTGCAGGTGTTGCCCCCTGATCGGTGCGGCCCCAGCAGCGGCACGGCGGGCCGGAGCCGTGAATGTCGGTTCGGCAGGGTCTGCCCAGCACGCAGGCACACGGATAGGTGCGATAGACGGGGACCTGGGCGATGAAGCCACCGCCCGGTGACTCGTGGTGCCGGGCGGGCCAGGATCACCGCGTGCGCCGGGTGATTGTCGGTCACGATGCCGCGGGTCACGGGGTCGCCGCCTGCCAGGTACGGCCACCGTCAAGGGACTGGATCAGGCGGTAGCAGGCAACGCCTTCGGCCAGGCGGCGTGCCTGCTGTTCGTTGATGCCGGTGCCGTAGATGTAGCCGCATTCGGGGTGCTGCTCGTCGCCGCATTGCAAACCCCAGAGGGTGACTTCCTTCTCGGTCATTGCCGATCACCGGCCTTGAGCGCTTTGCGCGCCTCCTTCAGTTCCTGGGCCAGGCGCTCGACGCGATCCGCCGGCGTCTCGTCCGCGTGCTCATCCTCGAACCCGAACGGGTAGACGTAGGCCACGATCGAGCCGACACCGTTGCGCTCGGCGATGAGCCCTTCGGTCAGCTCGACGGACTCGATGACCGCGCCAGGTACACCGGTCTCGTCGCGCACCTCGTAGGGCGCGCTCATCGCCGCCTCGCAGGCTTGTTGCGCGCCTCGCCGACTCCGTCGATCTTGCGCCACATCTGGCCGTGGCCGTTGCACAGCCGCAGGTTTCCGCCGGAGGAGGTGCGCATCGTCACCGCAGCGCGGGGCGGCTCACCCTTGCCGCCGGCCTCGTGCAGCACGTTGACGCATTCGTCGCACTGCACCCGCTTGACCGGGCGATACCTAGCGTAGGCGCCGCGCCAGGCCTTGTGTTTGTCCAGCGTCTTGGACAGGGTGAGTTCAGGCTTGGTCGGCGCGTCGAACAGGGGCTGATTCTTGATCACCGGTATTCCTCCTCAATGGTGCGGTGCCAGCCGAGCCGAACGACCTGGCTACCGCCGAGCGACCGGTCGAACTCGTCGAACTTCTTGGCGCCCATGCGTTTGCGCATCCACACGAAGCACTTGCGGGCCAGCGACCCGAACTCGATCTGGGCGTGCATCATGTTGATTTGGAGGCGGTAGATGTCCTGCCAGCCGGATACGGTGATGGTGGCGACCGGGTTGCCGTATTCGTCTTCGCCGAGGGTTTGGGAGATCACGCGTTGTCTCCGATCGGGTTGGGCCAGTTGACTTTCATCAGCACGGCAGTCTGGTCCCGCGGCAGTTGCACGAGAGGATGGCCGAGATGTTCGGCGCCGGCCGCGGCGAGCCAGAGCGCGTCTGCGGCGTTGTTGTCGCCGCTGAAGCTGGGGAACCGGCGGGCGGTGGCCAGCAGCACCGCATCCTTGTCGGCCTTGCCGCTGCCGGTGGCGAACTTCTTCAACGTGGCCGGCGGGATGATTGCGACCGGCACGCCGTCGCGGTCCAGCCGCTCCACCACCAGCCACCACAGGCCGGCGCGTTCGTGGGCGCCCCCGCCGGTCGACCCGTAAGACGGGCCTTCGATGACGACGAGGTCCGCGTCGCGGGCGTTGAGGAGCACCTGCGCACGGATGGCGCGCATCCGTGCGGCGCCGGTCTCTTTGGTTTTGAACGCCCAGGCGCTGTGGTTGTGGTCTTCGTCGGCAGTGGCAAGACCGGTTGCGGCGAGCGAAAGATCAATACCGAGGACGTTCATCGGCGGCCTGCCCACCATGCGCGGGCGCGGATCCGTCGGCCACGACGGCGACGCTCACGAATGAGCGGATTCATGCGGCATCACCTCGCCTACGGCATGGCAGCGCTGGCAACGGAACCCGGTTGGTGGAGCGTCGTTGCAGTGGCCGCAGCGGGTGCCTGCCCCGGTGGCCAGCCAGTCCACGGACACGCCGAACACCTCGGCCAGAGCTAGCAGTTCGGTCAGGTAGATCTCGGCGCGGCGGCCGTTCTCCAGGTTGGCGATCGTGGCCCTGGACAGTGATGTGCAGCCGGTCTTCTCTAGCACGGTGTTAGCCAGCTCCTGCGCCGACCAGCCCAACGTCTTGCGCAGTTGCCACATGCGACCGGCGGCTTGAGCGGTGGCGCGGTTCTGCTCGGCGCTCATGCGGCACCGTCGATCTCGATCTGTCCGGGGATCAGCGCCGGCCGCACCTCGGGGTGCAGCGGGCAGGGGCAGCCGGGCACGCATCGGTTGCCGCATTCCTCGTCTTCATTGCACTGGCAGGCGGGCCGGGCGTTCTCGCACATGCCCTCGTCGCAGAAAGCCTTGCCGTCGCGGGTGACCGCCCACTCGTAGGCGTGGGCAGCAGCGATGGCCTCCTGCTCGGTGGTGAAGTGGACGACGCCGTCGTCGTAGCACAGCTCCTCGCCGCAGTGGTTGCATTCGACCGAGATGCAGGTGTGGGTGTTGAACATCACTCACCGTCCTTGTGGTCTGGGCACAGGTCCAGCCAGCGGACCGCGCCGCGCACCACGGCACGGCGCTGGCCCCAGTGATTGCCTTGGGCGTCAAGGCGTGCGGTGGCCGCCACCTCGGCGCCGTGGCCTATGTGTTCGTTGAAGCAGCCTTTGTGGTCGCAGGTGATGACGACCGCTGTTCGGGTGCTCACGAGCTCGCCTCCGGCCACACGATCTCCGGGTCGAAACGGACCGCCGTCCCATCAACCACCTTGATCCGCCACTGGGACATGTAGTCCCGGCACGTCATCTCGAAACGGCCGGTGAAGGTCCGGCCTCGGCCGACCTCACGGACGATGCCGTCGATCTCTTCCTCGATGTGGTAGGCGCGTGCCTCGTCGTGCTCGGCGGAGACGATGGCGTCGGCCCACCGGCGGATGAGGGTGCCCTCAGCGGTGTCGATGGGTTGCTCGACGACGCGGAGCATCAGGTCGTGTGGGTATTCCCATGGTTTGCGGTCGGGTTGGCGGACGTATTCGCTGTGGCGGATGTCGAGCCAGGGCACGGGTGGGTCGATGCGGATTTCGCCGTTGATGTTGACGGTGGAGCCCATCTCACTCACCGCCCGGGGCGGCCGTGGGCGGCCAGTCGTCGCCGTCGCTGATGACTTCGCCGTCCATCACCCGATCGTCCGGCGCTGGCGCGCCCAACTCAGTCGCCAGATCGGCGGCGGCAGCATTCGACAGCAGCACCTGCTGCCGGTACTCGGCCGAAGAAGGCACCCACTTCTCAAGCTCGCGCGTCGGGCACTTCAACCACATCGAGTCTTCCCACCTGTTCCACGGCGAGTGTTCCGACTTCGATCCGGGCGAGGCGGCCTTGCGTGCCATGACAGCGTCGCGGTTGAACTCGATGACCTCGCTGAAGTTGCCGTTGAGCAGGCGGGCGTAGGCGAACACACCTATCCGGTCGCCGCGCTCCTTGTCGGCGGCGAATCGCTTGTAGCGGTGGATCGGGTGGTCCATGCCTTCCTCGAACTCGTAGAAGTCGTTGGCGCGGACCACGCGGGCGTGCACGGAGGACACCCCGCCGGACCGGTAGAGGCGTTCGACAACCCCCCGGTAGCCCTCGATGCCGGTGATGACGCCCTTGAACGGCACCAGGTAGAAGGCTTCGGTGTTGGGCTGGTGGCCGAGCCGGGCGCAGTTGGTCAGGGCAACCACGAGCGCGAGCGGGTTGTTGCGGGCGGCCTTGGCCAACTCGTCGTTTTTCAACGCGCCGAGGGCCAGGGTCATGAACGTCTCGGACTTGAGGTGGCTGGGCAGGATCGCCGCGAACCGCTGCTCGTAGGAGCGGACCAGTTGGATCGGGGTCTGCTGGACTTGTTGCACGGCTTGGGAAACGGTGGTCATGACTTCCTCATCAGCTTGTCGTCGGTGGTGCGGGCGGCGATGATCTGCCCGTCGTGGGTGGCGGTTTTGGCGGTGCCCAGGTGGGCGCGAAGCTGCGCGCTGTAGCGTTTCTCGACGCGGTCGGCGAGGCCTTTGAACTTCTTGGCGCGTAGCCAGCCGGTGGCGATTGGTGCGGGGATTTCCTGCTCCCGGTCTTCGATCAGGGCGTTGATGCGGCGCAGGATCGGCAGCGTGGCGCTATGGTCGTCGACGTCTGGCGGTTCACCGTCGGCCAGGCGTTGCATGAACCGGCGCCCGGCTTCTCGCATCGCCACGAGGTCGCGTTCGTCGCGGCGTACCCGGTAGGTGCGGAACCCGCCCGGTCCGAGCGCACAGACGAAGACTTCGCTGACGCCCATGACGTCCATCTGCCACTGGACCTGTGCCCGGTAGTGAACGGGCACCATATCGGTGTCTTCGTCGCCCCAGCCATCCCACGTGTAGGCAACCCACTTGCACTCCAGCAGCCCAACCAGACCCGCGGTGCCGTCGGTGCAGTGTTGGCAGGGCAGGCTGTACAGGCCCATGTGGAGATCCCGCCCGATTCCCGAGCCGTCGCATTCGACGCATGCCATGTGGATGAGCCGGTCTGGGGTGGCGAGCTGCCACGGCCGCTCCGGGTGGGCGTACAGACCGGCGCGGCGGATGGCCAGGTTCTCCAGCGGGTCACCGTGCTCGGCGAACCATTCGGCGATGGTGGGCTCAAGGTAGGTGCCGGCGCGCATCTCGTCGGACGGCTCGACGTCCCAGGACATGTGTTTGCGCCACCACAGGCTGAACGGCGAGTCGTAGGGGCTGATGCCCATCACCGCAGCTATCTCGCTGGCGCCGATCCCCATGCGGCGAGCGGCAAGCCACTCCTCGCGCGGGGCCGTGTGCGGCAACACCTGCACGGCGGTCGGGGCGACCCGGCGCAGGGTCGTCGGGGCGGTCATGGTTGCCGCCCGTCGATGCCGGAGGCTTGCACGTCGTCCCACGCCCCGTCCAGCGCGCCCGGCTTGGCGTCGGCGACGACGAGCTCCTGCTCCAACTCGGCCACCCGCCCGGACAGGCGGCGGTTGGCGTCGCGGAGTTGACCGATGACCGCGGTGGCCTCGTCGAGTGCCGTCTCGCCATGGCACAGGGTGGTGTTCATGTCCTCGACGCGGGCGAGCAGCTCCTCGACGGCGGGCGGGATCGGCGCGGGGCTGTTGCGCCACCACCAGGCGGCGGCAACGACCAGAGCGAACGCGGCGAGCAAGGCGACGACACCCCACCCCAGGTAGCCGGCCAGCATCAGCACCAGCGACAGGACGATCAGCGCCACGTCTGCGGCGACACCCGCGACGATGAGCAAGTTCTTCACGGCGTCTGCTCCTTCCATGCGGACTGTCGGTCGGCGTGGGCGTCCTCGGCGGCGAACTGCGCTGCCCGCCTGTTGGCACGCCGGGCGGCCAGCGCCCACAAGGCAATCAGCAGGGCGACGAACGGCAGCGCGAACCAGGCGGCCGCCTCGAACACCTCATGTGGGGGAATGCGGGTCGTCACAGTTGGACTCCCTTCAGGAGGGCGTGGGCGTGGGCCATCTCTCGGGCGCCGGCCAGGTAGGCGTCAACGAGCCGGGCCAGCAGCGGCGGCCGTGCGGCTTGGTGCCGGCCGCGGCGGTACCGGGCGCGCCACGGCACCCGGCGGTGGTGCGGCTGGCCCGCGCCGGCCAACTGGTGCAGGATCCCGGTGGCGCCGCCGACGACCGCAACCATGCTGGCGACGCTGACCGTGGCGATGACGGTCTCAATGCTGGGCATGGGAAACCTCCTGACGCTGCCGGAACTCGTCGATCGCCCCCGGGCCGTGCTGTTGGCTTGGTGGCAGGCCGTAGAAACCCCAGCGGCCAAGCCGAAAGCGCAAAGCCCCGGACGTGATGCCCAGCTCGCGAGCGATGTCGCGGAGGCGATGCCCGGCTGCGACATAGCCGTTGACCATCACGGCGAACTCGTGCCCGGCAGCGATGGCAGGGTGATTGGCGTCTTTGCATCCCATCGCCATGGCCTTGTGCCGCAGGTCACGCAGTTGCTCGACCTGCTGTGGGGTCAGCGTCGGGATGACGTGCTTGTACGGCTCGGGTTTCGGTGGAAGGTCGGGTATCTCCAGGGTGATCGGCTGGTTTATGTCGGCGGTTTCGGCCCACTGCCGGACACGTTCCCGGCTGACGCCCAGCGCATTGCCCAGGGACACCAGGGTCCAGCCGCGCCGCCTGGCTGCGGAGACGGTCGCGCACAGTTCGGCCGATGGCGCGGACAGGCGGGTGTATAGCCCGCGTAGCTCGGCCGCGAACGGTTCCGGCAGCGACAGGTGCATACGCAGTCCCTTGGTGCTCATCGCGACGTCACCGCCTCTCGCGGGTGGGGCGGGTAGCACACGTGGCACACCGGCAACCGGTAGACGACCGCTTGGGCGTGGGAGACGGTGGCGTGCCGGTCCGGGATGGGCTGGGCGCATCCGGTGGCGTGCAGGGTGCGCTGCCGGTGGACTTCGCCTAGGCGGGACAGCAGCACCCCGTCGGTGATCTCAGGGATGTAGTGCAGGCTCATGACGCCACCAGCCCGTGGCGTTCGGCCTCAAGCACTTCGGCAGCGGGGAACCTTTCGCTGTCGAGCGACGAGGGCGACGTTGGCCACATGCGCCGGGCCGGGACGCGCAATTCCCGCCACGTGCACGTGACCCGCTGCCCCTCCCGGCGAAATGGGTTACCTCCCGGGTCGAGCACGGTGACGATCGCCTCACCGCCCGGCCCTGTGTCGATGTTAAGGATTCGCACCAGACTGTTGCCGTGGCGTTCGTCGATCAACAGGACGTCGGCGCCGGGGCACAGGTAAGCACCAGCATTGATCGCGCTCACTGCTCGACCTCCACCCTGATCGCGCCGGGTCCACGGATCACCCCGGACGCCATGGCCAAGGCGACGGCGTTGACCCCGTTCTGGGCGCCGAGGCGGCGCTGGATGGATCCCATCCAGTCCTTGACCGTGCCGGGCGGGATCCCCATGCGGGCGCTGATCTGTTTGCGGGTAAAGCCGCGTGACATCAGCTCCAGGACTTCGACGTGTTGGCGCCGCAGGGGCTTTGGCTTCATCACCGGGCACCTCGCCTTGCGCGCAGGGCGGCGATCGCATCCTCACCGGACAGGACCGTGATCCGTGGTGTTGGCGCGGTGCGCACATGCTCGGCGAACTCTCGCGCCTCGGTGACCCACCTGCGGCCATTGCGGCCCGACGGCTGCCCCGGCTCCAGCCCAAGCGCCCGGCGGACATCGGTGAGGCAGCGGGTCAACTCCTCGACGTGCGGGTCCTGGAGGGTGGAGATCTCCAGGTCACCGCGTGCGGTTGCGGAGGCGTCCCATCCGGTGATGACGACGGGTCCGGCGTAGGGCCGTTGTCCGGCACCGAGGGTGCACAGGACCACTGACCCGACCACGTTGCGGGGATAGGTTTCCGGGGCGAGCAGGCCGCAGTCGTTGACGAACCCGGCCATGAGCCAGGCGGGGTTCAGCGGCACGCGGTACCAGCCTTCCGGTCCGACGAGGCCGTCGAGCCAGGAGCTGGTGTAGCCGGGGTCGGGTTGGACCCCGAACGAGCCGACACCGTCGGTGCCGATCAGCAGGTAGCGGATGTTCACCGGGGCTCACCGCCGTCGCGGGTGGCTATGTTTGGTGTCCACGCCCGGTGCTCGTCGCACAGCCACTGGCCGGGCCGGGTCGGCTTGCCGCAGTGGTGGGCGAGCCAGAAACACTCACCCTCCACCGGGCGTTCCAGCGCCTCGCGGGCCTGCTCCAGGGTGAGGCCGAGCAGCACGGCAGAAGTCGCGGTGATCATGCGCCCATCCCGCAGGTCGGGCAGGGCGCGTTCGGGTCCTTCTGTGCCCGGCCGTAGCCCCGGCACGTCACCGGCCCGAACGACACACTCACATGCCGCCACTCGGAGTCGACGCTCTCCTTCACGGCCACGCCAGACGAAGCCCCAGCCGCCGCCAGGGCGTCCAGTTGCTCGTAAGACTGGTTCGGGCTGGACATGTGTCCCAGCGCGAATGAGAACGACGTTGAGATGTCCGGGTTCGCCTCGATGAAGTCGGCGAGGGATCGCAGCCCGGCGGCGTATTCGGTAGCCTTGGTTTCGGTCATGGGAAGCTCAGTCCTTTCCTTGATCGGTTTTTCGGAGCCCTGGGCGTTGCGAGCGCCTGGGGCTTTCGCTTTGGTGGCCCGGCCGGTGAGGGATCGATGCGACGGGATCCCGGCCGGGCCTTCCTCCGGGCATCTGGCCCGGAAGCTGTTCAGTTTTGGTGGGGAGCCCTCGGGTGTCGCCCCTTCCCCGTGGGCTCCCCGTGCCGGGCCGGGGGACCTGGCACCCCCTCCCGTTGGAGGAGGCTCAGTCGGTCGCGGGCCTGACCATTGCGTGAAAAAGCTGGAGCGCCGAGTCCTGAACCTGCTCCGCCACCGGCGCATAGGTGGCCTCGATGTGTGCCTTGACCTCGGCGTAGACGCGGTTGCAGGTCTCGCTCCACTGCTTGGTGCCCCACGCGGCAACGGCATCGGCAACGGCAACGGCAACGGCAACGGCATCGGCAACGGCAACGGCAACGGCATCGGCATCGGCAACGGCAACGGCATCGGCATCGGCATCGGCATCGGCAACGGCATCGGCATCGGCATCGGCAACGGCATCGGCAACGGCATCGGCAACGGCATCGGCAACGGCAGACCCCTCGCGGACACCGTTCAGCGCCTCACGCCGGGCCGCCCAGCACGCCTCCCGGATCTCCCACAACCGGTCGCGGATTGCCAGCCGGTCCTCACGCGACCGGATCGGCGTCAACCCGCGCAGTTCGGCCGCGAACTCGGTCCTACCTGCGGCGTCAAGCCAAATCGGCGCACCCACCCGGACCGCCCAGTCGACGGCCATCCACCGGCGGGTCTCGTCCAGCCCGTCGCCGGCGGTGCCGTCCAGCGGCGAGGGCTCACCCGCGCGCGGCAGGAAAGCTTTGAGCGCCTGGCGCTTCTCGTCGGGCAGGGCGTCGTTGAGCCGCATCCCGAAGCGGTGCAGCACTGGGGAGACGCCGGGTGGGCAGGAGTCGGTCTTGCGGCGGCCCAGCAGCAGGTTGTACCACTCCATCAGGCAGGCTTCGGTGTCTTTGCCGCAGGTGGGTGGGTCGCCGTCGTCGGGGTGTGCGCCTTTGTGGAGGGTGACGTCGTCGAGGTTGATCGGGATTACGGCGGTCATCGTTGGTCCTTTCGGTTGCTCGGCGTGCTCGGCTGGTGGTGGTGGGTCCGCCGCGCCGAGCAGGACGGCGGACCCGGCTTTTGGACGGCGGGTCCCCTGGTCGGGGACACCAACGGACCCGCCTACCGGCTAGGCCGGGTGATCAGGTGGTGATGGGGTCCCAGCGGGTGACCTCGTAGCGGCCGTAGCCCTGGCTGCGGGAGGCGCCGATGACGGCGCGCATCTCTGCGGCGTAGCTGCGGCTCACGGCTGTACCTGCCTTCCGGTTTGGAGTGGACGGGGTGACTCGACCGGGGCCGCTTGCCGCGGGGTGCAGGCCACCGACGCGGCCAGCAGCAGCGCGCAGGTTGTGGCAACGATGTGCTTGCGGCATCCGCTACCACGTCCTGGGCCGCCTCCGGCACGGCCGGAGGGTCCCCGCCCAGCACGCCCTGCGGGGCCGCGGGTACCCCGGTTCATGCGACACGCGCCGGGGCGGCGTCGGGGATGAACTTGGAGACGGGAACGCCGAGCGCCTCGGCGATGCGCTCCAGCTCCTCCAGGTCGATCGGCACCTCGGCGGTGAGCCTTCGCGAGACGCGGCGCTGGTCCCATCCGATGCGCTCGCCCAGCGCCTCCTGGGAGATGCCTTGCCGTGCCATTTCGGCGCGGATCTCACGTGCGGTATGGAAGGCGAGGGAGTCGGCGTTGCTCGTCTGACTGGATGCCATGGTGGCTATGTTAGACGCTATACGGCTAGTTGCAACCCCCGCGTCTGAGGCGTGACCGTTCGGCCGATGTCAGACGTTGGCCGTCTAGACACTGATGAAAGCTTGACGTCTACTCGCTCAGCGAGTAACACTCGCTCCCATGAGTGAGGACAAGACGGTGCGTACGGTCCCCATGCGCGAGCTGATCGCCGAAGAAATCCGGGCATTGCTCGGCCGGCGCCAGCTCAGCGCATCCGAGCTGGCCCGGCGGATGGGCGTCTCCCAGCGCTACATGTCGCGACGCATCACCGGCGAGACCGCGCTGGACGTAGACGACCTGGAGAAGATCGCTGCATACCTCGGCGTAGAGGTGGTCGCCCTGTTTCCGCGTACAGCGGGTTCGAGCGAGGGTCGACTAATCACGACAGTTGGCACCGAGCGGGGTAGAGATCAGCACCTTAACGAGGGGAAGTCTGCGCTGACCACTCGGCCAGGTCCGAACGGCCACCCGAAACGGACATTGCCACATCCAGCAACCCGCCGACCGGCCCGTCTTTCCCCAGCTCACGCCCATTAACGACCCTCCCGGCGGATAACCACGAATTCCTACCGTTATCAGGATGTGACGTATGGCTACCGACCTCATCGAGCGCTATCTCAAGCACATGCGCAAGCGCGGCTGCACCCACCGCACCATCGAACATTTCGGACGGACCCTGCACGCACTCGACCGCGAACTGCCCTACGGACTCGATTCGGCCTGCGAAGAAGAGCTCGAGGAATGGCTGTGGCGCGATGGCCTCAAGCCGGCCAGCCGCGCCACCTACTACGGCGCACTCAACGGGTTCTACCTGTGGGCCACCGATCACGCGGGGGAGTTGGACTACAACCCGGCCAAGCGGATCGAACGCCCCAAGGTGCCCCGGGGCATACCCCGGGTCGCCACCGACGACCAGGTGCGGGTGGTGGTCACGCAAGCGGCCGAGCCGTATCGGCTGTGGGGTACCCTCGCCGCCTACGAAGGCTTGCGTTGCATCGAGGTTTTCCGTCTGCGCCGTGAGCACGTCACCGAGGCCAAGACTAACGTCCACGACGGTAAAGGCGGCAAGGCACGTTCCATCCCCACCCATCCCATCGTCTGGACTATGATCGAGCCGCTTGCGCCCGGACCGGTTACCGGCGTCGATGACGAGCGGGAATTGTCGCGGCTGTTCTTGGTCTACTGTCGCGACCGGCTACACATGCGTGAGCTGTCGATGCATCGCCTGCGCGGCTGGTGGGCCACGAAAACGTACCGTGCGACCAAAGACATCCACGCCGTCGCGCAGGGGATGGGCCACGCCAGCCCGGCCACCACCGCCGGCTATATCGAGCCCGAGGACACGGCGCTTCAGGAGGGCGTGCGGGCAATACCAATCTTCGAATGAGAACGCGCAAAGATCGAGGGAGAGCCCAGGGTGCGGCTGGCTCTCCCTCGATCTTTTGTGTTACGGCTTTGTCACTGGACGGCGCTCACGGTTACACCGTACGGGTCTACGCCGTTCCTGTGGTGTGGATGTAGGTTCAGTCTGCTCGACAACGATCTCCAGCCGTGGAGATCGGTCGGGAGGAAGGTGGTCGTGCCGCCCAGCTACCAGCACGGTGGCACGACCATCCTTGATCAGCCGCATCGCGTCCGCCCAGGCGTGGACCACTGCGACAATTTCGTAGCGACGCGCGGCGCAGTACTGGGCGCAGATCATCAGCCAGCGGTGCGCTTCGGCGTCGGGCAGCAGGACAATGGATTTGAGCATTCGCTTCTCCCTCGCCGCCTAGTCCCCGCGGCGGAGCCGATCGAGGTCCGCCTTCAGCGCGGCGAAGCTCCGCCCCAGGTCCACCACGGATCCCTCGATGGCAGCGAGGGTGATCGTGTTGTCGTCGTTGATGTAGTCGGCGATTTCCTTGATGAGGTTGAGCCGCCAAGTGCTGTCGGGCTCCAGGTGCGCCCGCATGCTGTCGGCGACGACCGCAGCGACCGCCATGATGAGGTCATCTGCGTTGCGTTGCTGTTGGCGTAGCAGCATTCGTCCCATGAGAGCCATGGTGCGCCGGATGTGGGCGATGGTGTCCGTAGTCATCTCGGCACCCGCATGATCTCGCAGTGGTTGGATTCGTTGATGGCGCGGACCGTGGCAGCGATCATGCGTCTGATGAGTCGTTTGAGGATCATTGTGAGCCTCCTGTGATTGATCGATCCTCATCGTTTTGGCTGGTTATCCGCACCTACCGGCCGAGAGGTACATCAAGCTACGCCGCGATCACGATCCGTCAATATGTCGATCTACCTTGCTGGCTGCAAGTTGATAAACGCAACCCGGCTGGTTCACGCCATCCACTACGACCGTCCACACCAGGCCCGGCCAAACGGTGATCAAACACGTTGCGCCTGTAACACCATCAGCCGCGCAGACGATAGAACCTGGATGGGAAGTCGATCCCCGACCTAGTCGCCGGTCAAGGATCAATCCGCTTCGACGTCAGCCGCGCGCAGGATCCGCCGGATCGTCTCCCGGTTGTACCCGGAGCGTCTGGTCAGGTCGGAAACCCTCGCACCACCCAGGTACGCCTCGACGATCGCGGCGTGCAACCCGACGCGGGCGCCATCTACCGACGCTCTGGCGTCGGCCACCAGCTGCCGGCCGCGCTCCTGCGCCTGGGTCACGCCCGCCTCGGCGTCGCGCAGCGCCGCAAGTGCCCGCTCGACTTGATCCACGTGGCCATGCTCGCAGGTATCCTCCCTGGCCATATGCCCTATGGGATGATGTGGCCGCCCGGGGGGATTCCGTTCTTGGCCACATCGTGGCATGGTCTGGTGGCATGGCGCTTGCGGTGGGTGACGAGCCAACGGCCCTGCCGGAAGCTGCCGGGGTCGGGCCGCCCTGCCAGCCAGAGCAACCCGACCCCCCCACCCAAGCTGATCTCGCCGAGGACGCGGCACGCCTCGCCGTCGAAGGCATCCACACCGGGAAGCAAGAGCGTCACCACCGGGAGGCACCCATGTCCCCCACCAACTGGATCATCGCCGACAACGACATGGTCAGCCGCGGCGACGCCGTCCGCCTCAGCGACAACCGCCAAGGCGTGATCATCAAGGTGTCGCCGCGTGGACGGCCGGTGGTCGAGGTCGACGGTGGTGGCCTGGTGGAGGTCCACCCGATGCGCATCGCCAGCCGGGCCTAACGGGACCCCCGTGTGCCAGCCGGCGCCGGCGCCCCCTCTATTTGTGGCCGCGCAGATTGGCGCCCTTCCCCGGGCGCTTCTTCAGCAGCTTGCCGAAGGCGTCGATGTCGCGGGCGGCGTAGAGCGGTGTCCTGGCGTCGAGGGGGGCGACGGGTTCGGGCGCGTTGGGTTCGCGCGTGAGGTCGCGGCGGAGCCCGGAGGCGGGCATGCCGAGGCGGTCGGCGGCCTGGGCGACGGTGAGGGCGAGTTTGCCGTTGACGGTGATCCTGATGGCGGGGGTTTCCACGGGTTCAGCGTAGCACAGGATGGAGCGCTAACGCTCCGTACTGTCCGGTTTGTCTAAACGATCTTGCGGTATGTCCCTTTCCCAGAGATCTTTTTCGCCGAGTCCGGCAAATGTGGACATCTTGCATCATCCGTTCGGCCAGCGTTTCGGACATAGTCAACAGGGTGTAAGGGGATGGCGCCCTAGCGCTCCATACCAAGACGATCTCCGACCGTCACGCGCTGTGATGCCGCCCCGATATGCCCGATTCGTGGCCCACCTTAAGCGCACCCTCCGCCCTATATACCGCGTGCGCGCCCACGTTCTGCCTGCTCAGTAGCCGGTTGCAGTATGGAGCGCTAGAGCGCCATACTAGTGATACAAGTGAACAGCGGGCGAGCCACTCCGACCTGGAGTCACGGAGTAGCCGGAAGTCAAGGAAGCGTCGCCGAGTAAAGACCCAGAACCTGAGCAGCGCAGGACAAGCCAACTGACGCGGATGAGCAATTCAGGGATGCAGGCAGCGATACGGCGCGGTACCGAAAACGAAACCCGGCGAAACGCCAGATCCGAGAAACCTAGATCGCCGCACCAGCACAGACCAGCTCACCAGCCCCTCACAGACCGGGCGGTGAGCACAACCCCATGCGCACCAACAACAAAGGAGATCGACATGGCCACCAAGACCACCATCACCGACACGTTCGCGTTGTACGCCGAGATGGGCATCCGCACCTACGAGGACATCGAAGAGGCCAACGCGGCCGAGGGCTGGGGCTGCAAGTGCTGCGGCAACCTCTCCTCCCCCGCCTGGTGGACCTGCCCCGCCGGCGACATCTACTGCACTGGCTGCAAGGAGGACATGCGCCGGGAGTTGCGGATCAAGTTCACCGCGTTCCCCACCCGCGCAGCGTCCGGCCTCGAGCGGACGGTCGAGCGGGTTTACGACCCGACCAGCCAGGGCTTCGAGGTTGCTGCCTGGCAGCGCGCCGAGCACAAGCGGATCTACGGCTGACCGTCTCCAGCGATGGCCGCCTCCGGGCGGCCTTCAGCTGTGGATCGTCAGACACGACAAGGAGATCGACATGAACGCACGCACCCTCGGCACCCACCGCAACCGCATCCGCCGCACCGCAGTCGCCTGGCTCGACATCCAGCCCGACGCCCCGCGCCAGACGTGGCTGATCAGCTACGACGGCGAGGAGATTGACACCATCTCCGCCGCGACCGGATGCGCCGAAAGCCTCCGCGAGGAGGGCTACACCGTCGAGCTGACCGCGCCCACCGCAGAGCAGCGCCTCGCCGCGATCGTCGAGCTGTGCCAGCGGTTCGACGCCGTCAGCGCCGATGCCGACGCCCTCCGCGTCACCATCCTCGCGATTGCCCTGGCCTCCTGAGCCTCGACCGCGTGGGCCCGGCCAAACCGGGCCCGCAAGGTGGGCGCTCAGACGCCCGGCAAGATCCCGACGACAAAGGAGATGGAAATGGAACTGTCCTCAGCAGAGCTGGAACTGGTCTTCAGTGGGCTGTGCTCGCTGGCCGCCGAACGTGGATGGGAAGGCGAGGCGGCCGAACTGCTTGAAAGGGTCCGCGCGGAACGGTCGCGGCGGGCCGAAGAAGAACGGCGCGAAGCGCTGTTCGCCTGACCCTGGCCGTTTCGGCCGGGCTCGACTTCCCCGCGAGCCCGCGCCGTGGCCGCCTGGCCAACAAGCTCAATCCCTTGCCGCGTCGAGCAACCCGCTCCGCCGGCACCCCCCCCAAACGTCCAAGGAGGACACCATGAACACCACCAGCCTGACCGCCGAGTTCCGCGCCGAGTACGCCAAGGGCGTCGTCCCCGCCATGCTCAAAGCCATCAAGGCAGCCAAGCGCGACACCCGCCTCATCGTGCTCGCGGTCCTCGCGATCACCTACCACCACCAGGCACACTGGCTCACCACCATCGACGGCATCGGCATCCTTGGCTGGGTCATCCCCGCCGTAGTCGACATCTCGATGCTGCGCATGCTCGGCATCGTCCAGACCGCTGGCATGAAATTTCCCGCCAAGCGCGGCGCGCTCAAGATGTTCGCCGCGCTGGCCGTGATGAGCGCGGCCGTCAACGTCGCCGCCCCGGGCGCCGTCGCCGCCCGCCTGATCTTCGGCGCGTTGGTGCTGATCGCCGCTGGCGTCAAGGTCGTCGCCTCGCTGGTTGGCCCGGACTTCGACGAGATGGAGCAGAACGAGACCGCCGTGCAGGCAACCCCCGCCACCGAGGTCGACGAGGCCGAGCGTGCCCGCCGCAGCGAGATTGCCCGCAAGGCCGCCGCCAAGCGCCGCGAGAACGCCGAGGCGGCCAAGGCGAAGGCCGAGGAGAAGCGGGAGGCGCGCCGCGTGCGGGCCGCCGCGAAGCGCCTCGAGGCGATCGCCCCGACCAGCTCCGGCCACCCGGCCGTGATCCTGTCCGCCGCCGACAAGGAGGCGCTGGCACACCTGGCCGCCAAGCGCTGACCAGTCCAGTGATGGCCCGCCCGCAACGGCGGGCCGTCGCCGAACCGGCCAGACCGGCAAGCCACAACGAAAGGATCACCGATGGACATCGGAAGCTTCGACTATCGCGACCGCCTTGGCGGCGAGCACTCGATCGTGAACGTCCTCTTCGACTACCTGCTCAGCCGCGGGGCAGCCAACCGCGGCGACGCTGAGCGGCTCCTCGGCGAGCTACCGCCAGGATTCGGCGAGCCCAGTGCCGACGAGCGTGCCGCCGTGCTCGACCGCTTCAGTGCCTGACGACGAAGAACCGCCAGCCCGAGATCGTCGCATGACCTCGGCCTGGCGGCCCAAACAAGGATAGGAGAATGCAGCCATGAACAACCTGCCTCTGCTTGCCGCCATGGTGGCCGTCATCGTCGCCACCGTCATCGGCATCGTGAAGCTTTCCTGAGCACGCAAAAAAAGCCCCCGCCCACCCTGGCCGAAGCCGGAGGTGGGCGGGGGCTTTTTTGTTGTGGCAGCTCGTGTGTGCGGTCGCCGAGCGCATTTGTTGATCTCACATGTGGGTGGCCGAGGCGCGCCCGCACAAACCCGGCCTCAAAAGCTGGGGAGGGCGAGCGCGGGGAGGCGCCCGCCCGAGCAGCCCTCTGGTCGTGGGTGGACCCAGTCTAGTCGAGCGCCGCCCGCACGAAGCAGTCCTTCGCCTCCAGCAGCTTGCGCAGCCCGGCCGTCAGCTCCGGCCCGTCCGGCAGCGTCTCGACCATATCCAAGGCGATCCGCCCCAGTGGCATGCTGACGGCCTTGAGCTTGTCGGGCAGGTGCGACCATGCGAAGTAGCGCACGATGCTTGTCACGCCCGGATGGCGGCCCTCCACGGCCGCGGCGAACGCCTCGCGGGTACCGGCAGGATGCCCGCTCACTCGGTCGGCTCCTCAACGAACTGGAGCGTGAACGCCTTGCCCTGCTCGAACCGGTCGGCCACCTCGCCCTTGACCGTCATCCGCAAGTCCAGGTAGGGCGTGGCCTGCGTCCACTCCTTGTTGCGGCCATCGGCATAATCGGCGCCGAAACCCACGGTGGCGTAACGGCTCTCACCCTCGCCGTACTCCTGCTTGAGGTTGCAGAACACCTTAGCTGTGATCACTACTCAATCTCCTTTGGTTACAACACAATGTGGGGTACGAACCAGGCCGCGAACCCCAGCACCGCGCTCATGAACAACACGATGCTGGTACGCCGCCACGGCTTCGGCGGATCAACACCCAGCCACCGGCGCGTCGTCGCCGACAAGGTCTCCTTGCCGCTGAGCCACTCCAGTCCCGCGAACGACACCGCGACGGTGAGCAGCCACACGGCCCACACGAGCGGCCAGCTCACTGGCGACGCTGCCGGCTGAGCAGCTCAGCCACCGACTTCGGCGACCACACCCGCATCCGCGTCCACGCGGCCGTGATCAGCGGCGCAGCAGCGGCCAGCGCGGCCACAAGCGCCAAAAGCTCGTTGGCCCTCTGCTCGTCAGCGCCGAAGATCACAGCAGCGCCGACCGCCGCGGTGACCACGGATACAATCGCGCCGATCTTCAGCGCGGGCTCCTTGGACTGCTTGCCAGGGGCCGGGGGTAGCGGTATAGACATCGCCCCTCCTAGGGCTTGACGAATTCAGAACATTCGGTGGGTGGTGCACTAGCGCATCATCAACATGACGATGGACACCCCGAGCGCCGCCAACGACATGACTGCGGCCAGCGACGGCAACGGCCACCGCGAGCGCTCAAGAGACCGCAGCCGGCTTTCGAAATCCTGATGCGCCGAAGCCGCCGCCTTCTCATGATCCGACAGATCACGCGAGGTGGTGTTCTGCTGCTCGATCAGCACGTCCACCCGGCCAGTCAACCTCACCACCGCGTCGTAGATCTCCCTCGCAGTGATCACGACATTGCCGAGCGGCTCCACGGTCATGCCGCCGAACGCCTGTGGTCCTCGTCGGCGACCGCCTTCGCAATCGCGGCGAGCACCTCCGGGTCAAGCAGGACCGCCTTCAACGCCTCTGGATCCACCGGCGCCGGCGCCGGCACGGTCAACTCGGCCAGCTTCGCCGCGAGCTGCTTGACTGCGGCGTCGGCGTCACGGCCGTACTTGAGCCACTCCCCGGCTGGCTCAGTAACCCCATATGTTGGTGAGCTGATCGGATGGGCCCAAACCTCTTGTGCGGACACGTCATCATCTCCTATCAGTGCACGCAGCTGATCGAGCGTGCCACGGAAAGCGTTGGCGTCACAGATGCTCTGCACGCCAATCGTTGTGCGCGAACCGAACTGGAGGACCGCCGGCGTGATCCCCGAATAGGCCGACCAGCGTGACGACCCGTCACCCGGATACGCCTGCCGGTACGGCACCGCTGGATTCGAGCCGTAGTCGCTGGCCCACAACGGATACCGCAGACCACGCAAACTGTCGCCGTACACCCATCGCGGTGCGTACACGATCGGCGTCAACCGGCCGCCGGTACGCTGGACGAACAGGTCACACCAGGCGTGAATCTCAGCCAGCGACGGCTCGTAGGCGTACACACCGTCCTTATTGGACCAGCGCTCACAATCCAGCTGCACCATGAACAACTCGTTGCGCCAGAACGGGGCGCCGCTGTCGAGCACCCGGATGAACTTGTCCACCTGCGGAGTCTGATCACCCTTGTGGTTGACGCAGTAGGCGCCGATCAGCGGCATGCCCGCGTTTTTGGCCCGGGCCATCGCGTAGGCGAACTGCGGATCAACATAGCTGCCACCCTCGGTTGCCTTGTGCGTGAAAAACTGGATGCCGTCACGCACCGCCGCACCGAGGTCCATCGGACCGCGATCCCAGTCGTAGTGGGATCCGTCCCAACCGAAGATCGGCACCGTGCACCTCCTAGATGTGGTAGCGACCTTGCAAAAAACGCGGGGAAGCGGCGTCAACGAACTGCTCGTTGAAGTCGGTCGGGACGCTGTGGCACCAGCCGATCCCCAGCGCACCCGCGTGAGGCGACCACGCGCGGTAGGCGTCGGCCGCCGCCAACAGCCTGGCCCGCTCCTGCGCCGTGCCCGGCCCCCGGGTCAACCCGGTCGGGCAGCCAGGCGTCGACCAGTAACGCGACCAGACCGTGTAGGCGACCCACACCCCGCCGTAGTGGCCATCGGCCTTGAGCTGCTGCATCGCGACGCCGCCGTTGCCGTGCATCGCATTGCCCAGCCCCGACGTGGTCTCCCACGGCGTGGGCACAAACACCGACGAGTCCGGGGTGGCCCGGTGTTCGTGCTCGAGCAGGATCGCCCGCCACACCCCGACGGTCAACTCGTCGTCGGGCACGCTGCCGGGGATCAGTTCGGCCACCCGCAAGGCGGCGCACGCCGAGGCCATCTCCGCCTGCCGGGCCGCCGACAGCGACGCCGCGGTCATCTGCGTCCGGCCCTCCGCCGCCGGGTCATGCGTGTAGCCGTGCACGGCGCACACCACCGTCCCGTCGAGCGCCGCGGCGGCCGAGGTTTGCGACCCGTCCGACGCGCACACCACCGTCACCGGGCGACCCGCCGTCACATGCCGGCCGATCTCGACACCCTGTTGCAGGGTCTCGTCGTCACGATGCGGTGCGAAAAAGATTGCTGGTGCGCCCATTCGGGTTCCTCTCAGGCAGACGGAATCAATTTCAGCCACGACCCCAACCGGATGGTTGTCGCAGTTCCGGTGCTGACGGACTGGGCCCATTGGAGGGTCAGCACACCGGCGGTCGACGGGATCAGCAGCCCGCCAAGCTTGATCGTCGAGAAGTTGGCGGTGATCGTGCCAATGGTGATCGCGGTCGCGGGTGATGTTGTGGCGCCCAGCTGCGCCACCGATTTCATATCACCCTCAGCGGCGGTGGCCGTCGTAGCCAGACCTGTGACGTTCCAATCCAGCCGGGTCACCGTGCCGGTCCAGGTCAACCGCAGGTTGATGTCGCCTGCGGTCGGGCCGTCCACATACAGTTCACCGGCGATCACATAGGTGAGCGTCGAAGCGAATGCCACGCTGAGGTGGTCGTCGTTTTGCAGGGTGGTGTTGCTGGTCAAAGACTCGTCAGCGGTCTTGGTGGCGGTGACCGGTCGGACCTCGCCGATCAGCGACTGAAGCTTCGCCGCCGTAAGGGTTTCCCCAGCAGCCGGGTACGCCGTGAACGCCATCCGCGTCTCCCTACAGGCCAAGCCGAATCGGCTGATACACGTTGATCGGGGTCCGCACGCGCTGTGCCTTCGCCACGGTGTTGACCGAGCGGGTGACGGTCATGGTCTGCACGTCGGATCCGAGGGCGATGACGCCGGCCCGGCTGATTGCGCTTGCTCCGCCGGTCACCGTGAAGGAGCCGGCGGGGATGTTGGTGGCGGTGGACTGCAGCACATAGTCCAACACAAGGCCTTGGTCGTCGCCGGTGGCCGACGACGGCTCCCCAATCTCGGAGAACCCTGCCAGGGTGGCAACACTGGTCCAGTCGTCGGCTTTCCACCCGAACACCAGCACAAGACTGTTGTCCCGGGTGACGGTCAGGCCCGGATAGGCGATGTTTTGTGCGCTGCCGTTGAGCTGGGACGCTCGCTTGTGGACAGTCAGGCCGACGCCGCGAAACGCCGCGATCGCGCCGCTCGTGGTGGCGTTCGCGACCCCGGCGGTGAAGGTGACCGTCGGGGTCTGCTCGCCGTCCTGGGCATACTTGCCGAACAGGCGCGCGTTGGCCATGTCCAGCAGGAGATCCCAGGTGTCATCTGGTGCGTTGGCAAACCCGGTGGGAGAGTTACGGATCGCGGTGAACAGGAACAACGTATCCCCGGGCTGCCAGGAGGCGGGCAGCCCGGGTGTGATCGCGGCGTTGTTGTCGTGGTCGGACGTGCCCACCCCCACAAACGATGGGGTGACGTTCGATATCGCTGTGCATGAGAGGCGTTCCCCGGCAACGATCAGTGGGATGGGCATCTGCCCGCCGCTGGTCGTCCACTTCGGGGGCACGGACGTGTGCACCGTCCACGACGTGTCGGTGGTGTTGCGGGCCACCATCAACTCACACCCGCCGGTGTCCAGCTTGCCGCTGTCCATCACCCCGAACAGGTACGGGCCGGACGGCACCGCCTGCGCGCCGATCTCCCAGTGGTGGGCGCCGATCCGCGACCCGCCGCCGATCACCTCAACTAGGCCGAGCGCGTGCAGATCCACCGTGTCCGGTGGTAGCCAGGCCGGCGGGTTGGCGACGGTGAGCCGGTCACCCACGTCGAGCCGCTTGGCCTGCTCGTAGACGGTTGTGGCACCGAACTGCGCCGCCGCGGCCAGGTTCACGTTCACGGACGGATAGTTAGGCTCGTCCCACGCTGCGACGATGACCTCCCACGCCGCATGTTGATACGGCTGGATGTCGTCGTGCAACGGCAGGACCTTACGCCGCGGATAGCGCCCGGATCCGGACGGTGGCGGATTCACCGACCGGCGGCCAGCGCGCAGCTCGTAGCGGCCTGATGCGCCGCCATCCCGGAAGATCGTCAAATCGTTGACCACATCCCGGTCCGGGTCGACCGGCCGAAACCCGGGCGCCACATGCCCGGACGTGCCGTAAGTGAGCGCCAGCGTGGCGGGCAGGTTGTAGCGGGCGCGACGGCACTGGTACACGACCGCAACCTCATCGCGGGCCTCGTAAAGCAGGCCCTTGTCCACCACAAGGACGTCGTCGATCAGATCGGGCAGACTGGCGGCTCGCTGCGGCCCCATGGCATCGGACTCGTCGCCGATGACGATCAGCTGCAGACCTTCCGGGTCGAGCAGCCGGGCCAGCCGCAGGTGACCCTGCTCACCCGGGTAAGCCTGCAACGCGTCGATCACGCCTATGTCCGCGGCCGTGGCGAACCAGCCATCCCATACGGTCACGTGGCCAAGCCCGGCCGTGTCCGAGCCGCCGCCGGTCACCGACGACACAACGACTTGCGTGACATAGCCGGGTGTCGAGTTGGTACCCGTGTAGGTGGCCGAGGTGTACTCGGTCGTGTATGCGTCGGTGGTGGTTTCGATCTTGTAGTCGGTGTCCGCCTCGTCCGCGAAAGCGGTCACACGGATGAACGTCGGTAGGGTGGTCAGGTCTTGGAAGGGCACGTCGGTGAGCAGCGTTGACGTGCCGCCCAGGAAACCGTACAGCTCGAATTCGTTGCCGGTGGTGGCTCGCAGTTCAAACCGGTCGAATAAGTTGTTGCCCGCCACCGACCACGACAGCGCCGTCCACGTCGCCGACAGGGTCGGTGGCGTGAACATGGCCCCGACAGTCCACGCGCCGGTCGGCGAGTCGGGCGGCGGCATGGTGGCGGCGAGCGTGGCTGTGCTGTTCATCATGTCCGGCAGCGATTCGGAGCCGACAACCGAGGAGATCGACGACCAGGAGACGGTCCCAGAGATGGCCATCGGCTGCCCGTCGGGCAGCCCGGAACTGGCCACCGTCGTCGTAGATTCCTCTTCAAGCGGCCAGTAGCCGACGGCCCGGCGATAGGAGAAGTTGGTCGCCGAACCGTCCACAACGCCGCCGGAAGCCGGGAATGTCCCTTGAAACAGACGCCGTAGCGGGCTGAATGCCTCACTGAACTTGTTGATGCGGCGCAGGATTCCGGCGGCCTCGATGGACGTCCACACGTCGTTGCCGGATAGATCCCAGTCGACCGGCCAGACGGGCACCTCGCCGTTGTAGCGGTGGTGCACAACTTCCAGATCGGAGACGGTGACGGTGAGGGGCAGGGTGTTGGTGTTTCCGGACCCGAGCGCGGTGCGGACCCCGACCTTCCCGGCGGTAAGGATGGCGTCGGTTTCGTTGTCGGTCGCCTGCACGTCCCAGGCCGACGGCTCTTGCCCGTTGACGGCGTCCCATGCCCGGACGGTGATGCTACGTCCGCAGATCTTGGCCCGGATCCGCCATTGGCTGGATGCGGTGTAGTAGCCGAGATCGCCGGAGGCGGCCAGCGCCACGCTCACACCGCTCTTACGTGAGGCGATCACCGCCTGCACCGTGGCGTCCCCGCGGAACCGCAAAATGGTGTAGTACAGGTTGTTGTCGTCCTGATACCGCAACATCATCGCTATGTCGATGTACTCGCCGGTGAACTCGTCGCCGGCCGCGACCACCCCGGGTTTGACTGTCGCGACCACGTCGCAGTCGGCCAGGCTCACGTTCAACGCGGTGATCCTGGCCGAGTTGACCGCGGAGATGGCGATCGTGGCGTTGCCGCCGGCCACCGCGTAGGCGGACGCAAGCCCGCCCGAGGTGGCCCAGCTATGCCCGGAAGAGCTTGTGCCCCAGCCGTTCGACGAGGTCCGCTGGAAGTCGTCGTCTGCTTCGTCGAGCACCACTCGCAGCGGCGTGTTGGTGCCGAACAGACCGTAATAGGTGCCGTCCGGTTTGCGTGGCGACAAATCGCCGGTCTTGTTTTTCAGCGACAGGTTGCACCTTGACGGGTCCGGCCGCACCCCGGCATTCGGCACACCACGGCGGATCCGGATCGGATCCCGGATCAGGGTGGCATCGCTGAAATCGACCCATTCGCCGCCCATGAACACCTGGCTGCGAACTGGCAGTGCCGTACCGGGAAACGCCATCAGCGCTCCCCCCGGCCGTAGGTTTTCTGCACGTTGCCGCCGCCGACCACGGCCACCTGGTCACGGATTTCCTCGGCGAGGAAGTCGGCCCACCGGCTACCGGAGGAGCGCACATCGATCACCACGTGGACCGTTTGCGCCCCACCCCAACCGCCGCCGCCGACCGCGCCGGCCATGGCGCCCATCTGGCCGGAGTTGTAGACGACCGCGCCGCCGCCGGGCAGGGCCTTGATCCGCTCCATGCCGGTACCGGTCTCGAGGAAATCAGCGGTCATGCCGGGCATGACCAGACCGCCGGACGCGCGGCCGCCGCCGTAGCCGGAGCTGTCGCCGCCTTGGTGGAAGGTCCCCTGCCCTTCCCCGAGCGCACGCGCTGCGGCGGCGTTGGAGCCCGCAAGACGCGCGAGCTCCCTGAACTTCGCGATCGCCTCCAATAGCCCGGGGTACCGGAACTCGGTGGTGACCACAGCCGGGATGCCCTTGTAGGAGTTGATCAGCTGGTTGACGGCTTCCTTGTTGTAGCCCAACGCGATCAAGTTCTTGCGCAGGGCCTCGAGTTGCGCATCGTAGGCGGCGTTGGCCTCATCCACCTTCTCCGGCACCGTGGCGGTGGCATCGCGAAGGTCCTTGATGGCCTGGATCTGTTCGCGGATCGCATCCCGGTTTGCCAGACCTTCCTCAGTGTTGTTCGCAAGGGTGCGCTTTCCGGTCGTTAGCTCTTTCTGAAGGTCGATCAGGCCCTTCTGGTAGCGGTCCTGTGCCTCATCCAGATCCATGATCGGGTCGAAGGCGTCGCTGATGGCGTTCTTCAGGCCCTTCAGCTCATCTGCGGCGTTGGTGGCCGCGTCACCGATTTCCCGCAGGTGGGTCTCGACGTGCGGCGCGTTCTGCATCGCACGCTGCATGGCCGCATCGGTCTGGTCGAAGTAGTCGGCCACCGCCGCCAGCGGGGTGATCGCCTTGGCCCAATCGGGCAGATCGTTGGCCCAGCCGGTAGTCACCTTACCGACCTTGATCAGCACCTCGTAGTAGGCGGCGAGGAAGCTGGTCAGCTGGCCGACACCGCGCGCGGTCTCGCCGATGATCGTGACCAGGTCGTGCATCGCCGCCGCGGCGGCCTCAGGATGCTCCGCCATGTCCTCGAACATCGCGCTGAGGTCTTCACCGAATTCGGGCAGCACATCCTCGAGCGCCGCGAGCACGACCTGCCCCGTCTTCAGCCCGGCCGAGAACCCGGGAAGGGTCTTCTCCACCATCTGGATCAGGGCCTGGGCCAGCGGCTGCACATGGTCGGCGAGCTTGTCGAAGTCGGGCGCGAGCTTGCCGGCGATGTCGATGGCAGCATCCTCGAATTGCTGCAGTGCGCCGACCGTGGGCCCGACGAATGACTCTGTGGCCGCACCGAACTCGGCCATGAACGTCGCGCCCATGGCTTCGGCCGCCTGCTGAACCCTGGGATCCCGGGCAGCCATCGCCACACCGCCGGCGATGCCCAGCGTCCCGGCCCCGCCCGTCACCGCGGCCGCGAGCGACGCGCCGATCAGAGGTCCCGCCGCTGCGGCCGCGCCGGCGATAGCGGCAACGAACGGCGTGCCACCGCGGGACATCGCGTTGGAGAACGACTCGACGATCTTTTCGGCGAACTTGCCGCCGCGGCCGTCGTCGTCGGGATCACCGAAACCGAGCAGGTCCTTGCGAAGTTTCGTCAGCGACCGCAGCTGGCTCTGGTTGCGGCGCAGGGTTTTGGCCAGGTCGAGGTCGATCTCGCCGGTGCGCTTCATCTCCTTCGCGGCGTTGCGGATCTTTACCTCGAGCTCGAGCATCTCCTTGCCGAGGGATTTGGCGTCCTTGCCGGTCTCGGAGAACTTTTGGCCGGTCTTCTTCGCCTCGTCGCCGACGTCCTTGATGACCTTCTTGCCGCCATGCTCGCGGACGACGACATCGATCGTCACCTCGTTCTTTCCGGCCACGCAGCATCGACCCCCTCGGCTGAAGCGATCTCGTGCGCGGCGCAGCTACCCTGCGCGCGTGACTGATGACGTGACGCGAACCGGACGGGGTGTCCTCAGCCCGGATCCCAAGCCCGCCCCGCCGCGGCGCCGACGAGAAGTTGCGCTACTGCTCGGCGCGGGTGCCGCTATCGGCGTGGTGCTGGTGGCGGTACTGCTACTGCTGAAGGGACCGTTGTTCGGCGGCAGTGACGCCGTGCAGCAGGTACCGATGCCGTCGGTCTCCGGCCGCGACCTGAAGGCTCTCGACGTGCCCGCCACATGCGCCGCGCTGGTGCCGGTGGCCACCGACAGCGCTAACGCTGTGCGCGCCCTGGCAGACAGGCCCGATGGATCCACCGTGGATTGGTCGCTGGTCCAGAAGACCCACGATGAGCTGAACCTGATCGCCGAGGTGGCCGCACCCGAGCTCCGCGACGACATCACTCAGCAGGCCGCGCTGCTGGGGCAACTGCTGGTGATGAAACGCACCGGCAACAACATGACCCTGAACCTCGAAGACTTCCGAGCGTCGGGGCTGCGGATCGGACTGCGGTGCAAGCCTTACGCGGTCGGCTAGGGTCGCCGGTTCTCCCAGTCGTCGATGTACCACGACACCGCGCGGGGGGTCAGCCGCCATACCTCACGCTCCGGCATTTGCTCCATCCGCCAGAACGCGGGTACGACCACCTTCATGAACTCGAGGATTCCGTCTGCTCCGATGAGGGCTCCGTAGAGCCATCGGCTGGGGGGTCGGTGTCCTCACCGTCCTCGTCGTCCGGCTCCGCCTCGGCGTCCACGAGTCGGCGCGCCACCTTCATGTGCTTGATATTGAAGTCCTTCCACGGCGGCGTCTCGATCCCGTTCATCTTCCATGCCAGCCACACCATCGCCTTGATACCCAACGCGGAAAAGGTCGGGAACTCCAGCGCCACCAGCAGCACGATGCTCATCTCGGGATACTGGCGCTTGATCTCCCGCTCCCACGGGTGCTGGACGTCGAACGTGATCTCATCGAGCGCGTCGCGGTCGAAGACCACCCACTCGGGGGCGCCCTCCGGCGCGAACTGCTTGTGATCCTCATCGCAGAGCCGGAACTCGGTTGCCACCTACAACCCTCCATTGATCTTGTCGGCGATTTTGCCGCACGCCTCATCGATTTCCTCCGCCGCTGCCTGCGCTGCCCGCTGCGCCGGCTCGGACACAAACCCCGGCCGGATCCGCTGCCACGCCTTCGGGCTGTTCACCCACACACCGAAGAACGGATGCTTGAGCCGGCCCCGCTCCAACTCCTCCACCTGCCGGTCGTGGCCCTTGCGACCGAAAGCCCGCACCGCGACCTTCGCCGCCCGGTGCAACCCGCGGCGCACCAACGACACCTTCGTCATCATCGACGCCGCGAAAACTTCTTCGTAGCCATCTGGCATGTACGGCTTGCTGGACTTGCGGATCTCGGTGGCCACCACCTCGCCCGCATCCTTGAGCCCTTCGTTCAGCAGCCGGTCGTATTCCGTGGCGGCCACCTTGTCGCACACGGCGGCGAGTCGGTTGAACCCGTCGTGGCCGGAGATGAAAGCGTCGACCGGCATGACTCAGAACGCGGAGACGGTGATCGCGTTGTCGGTGACGAACGTCGCCGAGAAGGGCACCTTCTCCTTGACACTGGCGTCCACGGTGAAGTTTTCCATCCAGCACTCGCCGGTGTACTTGATATCGCTGGCCGTGGAGCCTTCGGGCCCGTACTCGTAGGTGGCCGTGTTTGCCGCAGTACGAAGAGAATTCAGCACCGTTGCCGAGCCGGTCAGCGCCGCCGAGTCGAACTGGCCGGTCACCGTGAACCGGGTGCCCTGCGTTCCCGGGATGAACCGGTCGCCGGTGTCGCCGTAGGAGGTGAGCTCCGACATGGCGCGGGCGCCGGGCAACCCGGACACGTTGTCCACGTGGTTGGAAATGTCGCGCAGGGTGCCGCCGCTGTCGTCGATCTTAAAGACGGCGTCCTTGCCGTGTGAACGCGCCATCGATACTCCTTGATATCAGGGCATGACGAAGGACCCCGCCAGCGACGGGGTTGGAAAGGGGATGGGGGACTTAGATCAGCGGCGCCCGAACACCATCGCGAACGTCGCCGACCCGGAGCCGGTCACGTCCCAGAAGGCGCGTACGTACCTGTTCACTGTGCCCGTAACGGTCTTGCGTTCCCACGTGGTGGCGGTGACCGTCGTGAAGGTGATCAGGTCCGACCAGGCGGAGTTGTCCGTCGAGTGCTGCACCTTGAACACCACATTGGTGAAGCCGGTGTAGGCGGCCACATGTAACGACGCCGCACCGCCGTTCGCCGATGAAGCACTGTTGTCCACGCTGGACCCGTTGCCGTCAGCCGCTTCCGCACCCAACACATGCAGCGTAGGGCCCATGTCTACGCCATCGTTGGGCGTGGCCTCCAGCGCCACCCGGATCGCGTCCTTCACTGCGGCTGGATAGTCCAATGCGGACACGTTTCCCTCGCCGAAAAACGCCAACGACCCCACCGCCGGCGTCTCCGGGAACATGGTCGTCAGCAGCCCGTTCGTGGCGGCATTGGCCGTGTTGAAGGTGTTGACGATGTCGCCGAGGGCCGAGTCGAAAACCCCGGCGATGCCGAGCCCGCCCGAGATTTGGCCGGGCATGAATTGGTCACCGGTCGAGGTGAGCACGGTGACGTCGGCTTGCAGGTTGCGGCGGTGCTCGAACCGCCAACCGGTGATGCTGCCGGACAAGTGCGCCGAGTTGACCAAAACTCGGGTTTGCGTGCCATGGCTACGAGGCATCGCCGACCACCTCTTCCTCGATGACGCCTTGCTCCAGCCACACCTTCACCACACCGGGCGGCAAGTCGTCCACCACATCCCCAGGCTCTGCCCGCTTTTCCTTGTCACCCTTGCCTTTGGGCAGGTAGTTGACCCCCACCAGCACCCGGTATCGCTTAGCCGCCATCAGGGCTCACCTCCACGGTGAAGTCGGCGCCAAGGTATCCCAGCCCGGCATGGTCGATGTCGCCGTAACGGGAGACACGGGTGACACGGGTCCAGTCCGCTGCGCCGCCAAGGGTTTGGTCGCTCTCGATCGCCGCTTTTATCGACGACGCACCGGATCCGGCAAGGTACGGGTCGAGGTTCTCTTGCGCGATCTGGTCGGTGGCACGCTGCACGAGAAGCCGCACCGTGAGCGTGTACAAGTCCACGCCGCGGCTCATGGTCTCGTCGAACTCGATCGAGCCCGGGATTAGGAATGCTGTCGGAACAACGATGCTCGCGGGTGCCTTCTCGTGGGCGTTCAGCCCCGAGATCGTGGCGAGGTTGTTCTTCAGGCCGGTGCGTATGTTGGCCAGCGATCCCATGTCACGCCACCAACACGGGATAAAGCTGATACCGCTCGATCATCGCCATGGCAAGCGGATTGGCGCGTACGCGCACGATGCCCCACTCGGCGACGCCGGTCACACCGAACGGGGCGTCCTTGAGTTTGTATGTTTCCTCCGCCACCGCGAGACATGCCTCCTTGACCCCGGCGGGTACCGCGGTCCAGCCCCACTGCGCGGTCACCTGCAGCGGCGCCCGCTGGGTGCAGGTGGGGAAACACATCCGAACGGCGTGGAGGATCCAGTAAGGCCAGCCGGACTCGCCGGCCTGAATGCCGTTGAGCGGTTCCAGCTCGTAGTTGCTGGCCGCCCAAACGGTCGGGTAGGCCCCAGCGTCGCCGGCGTCGGTCTTGATGACCAGATCCGTGATGGTGTGGAAGTCGTCGACCCACGCCAGCCGGGAGCTGTTCGGATGGAACAGCCGCGCAGACGCGCTGGTGGTCTTGTTGAACTGTCTCCCGCAGACCTGCTCAATCCCGCGCGACGCGACCGCGAGCGCGTTCGTGAGCGCGGCGTCCTCGCCCGTACCGGTGACCCCGCCCAGGCGCGACTTCAACTCGAGGAGCGTGGCGTAGCTGTCACCCAGGGCCACCGGTCAGCCCCCTTATTTCCGGGTGGGTGTCTTGACGGTTTTCGTGTCGCCCTTGGCATCCGTCTTCGAGTCGTCCTGCGCCGCCTGCCCAGGCAGGTCGTAGTGCACGACAAGCGGCGTGAACAGATGCTCCCGACCCTTCATGATCGGATGGCCGGCGCGGACCACAATGTTCGGGCCAATGAACACCGGCGCCCCCTCAAACTCGAACGTTGCCGGGTCCTTGCCGACATACAGGTCGGTCTCCTTCACTGGACTCCTCCTCGGGGTCTGGCAATGATGTACGGCGCGTACTGGCCACCCGGCAGCGGCGCAATGAACCCTTCGCTGTCGTAGCCCAAATCGGCGAGCAGCGCATGCAGGTCGGCCAGCTCGTAGTAGCCGTAGATGCTGTGGTCCTCGATGAACAGGACCGGTTTGCAGCGGGCCAATGTGTTGCGCATGCCGCGCAGCGCGTGCAGGTCGGCACCCTCAACATCCAGTTTGATCAGGTCGGGGTTGACGGTGGCCAGGACATCGTCGAGCGGCAACGCGTCGACGTCATCGCCCTCAATGACGTGTGTCGATCCGCCGGTTATCTTCCCGTTCGGGTCGGACAGGGACAGCCGGGTGTGGCAGTCCCACGCCGCCGCCTCCAGCACGTCCACGTTGTGGACGTCATTGAGGGCGATGTGGGCGCGCAGCACCGCAACCGTTGCCGGGTTCGGCTCCACGGCGATGACCCGGGAGGCCTTGCGCGCCAGCCGCAGCGCCCACCGACCCACATGCGCGCCGACGTCGACGACCACGCCACCGTCAGGCAGCAGCCCGTCCAACACCGGCGCCAGCGACTCCTCGTGGTGCACCGCGATCCAGTCGTCGGTGTGCCTGCCCCGCTGAATCCATTGCAGGCCGTCAACGGCCTGCGTGGGTAGCGGAATCGTTGCGTGGTTGCGGTTGGGCGGCCGCACCGGCACCGCACCGGCATACTGCTCCAGCATCTCCAGCGCCGGCTTCCAATGCTGGGTCAGCACGGTCTCCACGTCGTAGCCCATGGCGTACTCGCGGGCCTTTTCCCGCATGTGCGGCTCACGGGCGTGCCGGTACGCCTTCTCCCACGCCTCGAGAATGCTGTCGATGATCGGCGCGTGCCACCAGCTTTCGGCGTAGGGGTGCCAGTAGGGCTGGGTCTGCACCAGCCACCCGGATCCGCACCGTTCCGTCAACGCCGAGCCGTCGCTGATCACCACCGGCGTCCCGCAGGCCTGCGCCTCAAGGACCGGCACGCAGAAACCCTCGGCCCACGAGCAGTTGGACAGCACGTCCGCGCAGCCGACCACCGCGGCGATCTCCTCCGGCCGGTACAGTCCGGTCACCTGCGCGTACTGGTCGGTGAACTGGACCGAGTCCTGAATGCCCAGGTCGTAGACCAGTTTCATCAGGTTCACGCCGCCGGGGGTTTCCAGGAGGCTATGCACCACCAGCACCGCGTCCTGGTGCTGCTTGCGGAATTGCGCGAACGCCTGGAACTGTTCGCCCCACCCCTTGCGGGGCGGGGTTTTGTCCTTGTTGGCCGCCACGATCGCGATGACGAATGCGTCTTGCGGGATGTGCAGCATGTCCCGTGCCAGGGCCCGCTCGTCGTCGGACAGCGGCTTGAACACCGACGTGTCCACCGCGTGCGGCACGTAGATCGGCTGCAGCCCGGCCTGGGCCAGTAGTCGTTCGCCGAAGCGGGACATGGCGATCGGCTGCGCCCCCGACACCTGGAAGAAGTTCAGATCGGCCGGCGGTACCGGGTGTGACTGTATCGGCGTCCACATCGCTGTGGCGAATTCGCGCAACACGGCGGGGTCGATGGCCCACGCGTCGTAGAGCGCCAACACCAGGCCCGGGTCGCCGCCGAACACCCGCCGGGCGTGGGGGCCGAGCACATCGTTGGAGTAGGGCCGCATCCCCGAGGGCAGGACCAGGGTGCCTTCCCAGTCCAGTGGGCGGCTGTCCAGGCCGTTCATCGCCGAGCAGACAACCTCGTGGCCGAGGCCGGGTAGGCGCTTGGCGAGGATGGCGGTCTGGCCGCCGTAACCGCTGCTGGCCCACGGAGCATTCGAATGGATCATGATCCTCATTGCGCGGCCCCCTCATCCATGATCATTCGGATGAGCCGGTCGACCTGCTGCTTGAGAAACAGCTCCCGGTTCGCGATCTCCACCGTGACACCGGAAGTGATCACGATTACCCGCACAGGAAGCTGGGTCTCGAAGATGTTCTTGATTTGCGCCGCCTGCTGCATAGTCGTGTGTTGTGGCACGGTCACCAGCAGTACGTCACCAGACTGGATGTTGAGCCGTTTGATGTCTTCGATCTCGAACGGTTCAGGCATTCGAGATCACCTCCCGTACGGCGCGAACGGTCTGCTCGTGGCGCTCGACGATCCGATAGCGCCATGTGCCGTTGGTCAACGTCAATGTGACAAGGTCACCGTCAACCTGCATCCACTTCTCGTCGTGGTCGGCGGCAAGGAGTTCACGAGCGATGTCGATTTCGGGGGGTGCGTCACCGACGAGGTAGGCGCCGTCCACGCGGCGTTGCACGGTGATGGTTTCTGGCATTGTTGGCCTCCCATGAGGTCGGGCCGGACCGCATGGGAACGGTCCGGCCCGACGGCCTTGTAGATGCTGGGTTACGTGCTCTTTATGCGCAAAAGCCGGAACGCGTTGTCGGCCAGGATCTTCGACGAGTTGAACCACAGCGCAAACACGCCCCGCTCACCCGTCGGACGCCGGTTCGAGCCAAGGACGTGAGGCACCAGTTCGATGCCCATCCCCACCCGGTCGACGATCAGGAACTGGTTGAAATCGCCCTGCAGCATGATCAGCGAGCCGGTGCCGATGGACGTGGACATCGTCGACAGCTCGTACTTGGGATAGCCGTTGAACTGCTCCCCCATCGCACCGGACGGGCGGGCGAACGGGTCACCGGCCGCCGACGCCTGCGCCTGGAACAGCGTCCGGAACCGGTTGAACGTGGTCTTGCTGGCCACGACCGACGAGTTCGAAATAAACCGCGGCGCCATCGCATTCTCCAGCAGATAAATGTCTCCTGCGGCAAGCACGGCCGAGCCGGCCGTGTCGACCCAACTCGCGGTGCCCAGCGTCGCCACCACACCGGACGGGTTGGGCGCGGTCCCGTTACCGGTGGCGAACGCCGTCGCCTCCTCCACATCCTTGGCGTCCTGAAGCAGATTCGTCAGCTGGGTTCGCAGCGCGTTCCACGACACGTCCAGCTCGACAGAGAAAGGGACCCAGCCCTGCACGCGGCTGGTGCGTACCGTCGGCTGGGCAAACGCCGGATCCCCGGTGCCGACCTCCTGCGACTCGGTACCACGCGACACGGTCACACCGGCGGAGCTGACACCATCCCACTCTTTGCCGGTGATGGTCTCCACCCGGCTGATCTGCCGCAGCGGATTGACCACCCCGTTGGAGGTGAGGATCACTGTCGGGTCCAACTGGAACGGCACCGCGTAACCGCCCGCGGAGTCGGTGCCCAGCGACAACGCCCGCGACTCCTCCGCCGACAGGCCGTTGATGCTCTGCCGGGCCAGCATCTTGCCAAACGCCCGCTCATAGACCGGACTGCCGGTGACCAGGACCCGCCGGGCCAGGGAGCCGTGCTCGTCATCGATGGTGTCCAGCAGCATCGCGACGCGTTCCTGCGCCTCTTCCCGGTTTGGTGCGCCGCGGCGGCCGGTGGCGCCGGGGTACCGGGCCGCATCCACAGCCCGCTGCGCGTACTCCCGGTACAGGACCGGGACCTCGTCGATGTGCCGGGCGTGGTTGCGGATCGAAGCGAGATCGTAGATGTCGCGCCCCTGCACGAACGCGGGACCACTCGCCCCCATCCGCTGGCCGAAGCCTTGGGGCTGGCCGAACCCAGCACGGGAGTTGTCGATGCGCTCCGTCGCGTCAGGGTTGCTCTCGTTGATGTATGCCAAATATTCGGCGCGGGAGTTGGCGTCGGCGATGGCCCGCTCATGCGAACCCAACTCCTGCTGCAGCCCGCTCCACTCGGCGCGGGCCTCCTGGGTGAGTTCGGCGCCGGAGTATTCGGTGTCGATTTCAGCGAGCCGCGCACGGATCTCAGATTGCCGCGCGACCCGCTCCTCGACCGTGAAAGTGTTGCGGTCGTTGTCCACGGATGTGCTCCTGTTCTTGATTGTGGGCGCGTCCGAGTGCATGCGCGGCTCGGCTCTTTCGGCTTCCGGTGCGGGTCCGCGGCCGGTGCCGCCTTTCTGTGCTGTGCTCTCCGCGGCCGGCATATGCGCCGGTGCGGGTTGGATCGTGATGGCCTCCCGCTCGGGGTTGGTCCTGGAGCGCACGCCGATCACGGCGGCGTCCACGTAGGCGGGGATCGGGGTCGGCCCGTACTCGATCACCGCGATTTCCTGCCGGGTAACCAAGGTCAAATCCCCGGACCGGCTCGGCGCGTAGCGCTCATAGGGGCGCAGGGGTGGATCGGAGCGCAGGAACACGCCCGTGTAGGACATGCCCTTCAGAGAGCCCGACTTGATGGCCTCAAGGATCCGGTCGGCCTCCGGGTCACTGTTGTACCGGGTGACCGTCAACAGGCCCTTCTTGTCCGCCCTGACCTCGATCGGCACACCCAGCGGCACCGAGTGCACCTCCGACGGGGTCCCGGCCAGAGTCTTGCCGTGGTTGTACACGCTGAAGATCCGGTCCGCGCGTTCCTTGATGCTCCTGAGCATCGAATCGGGGTGGTTCTGCTCCCGGTAATGCCCTTCCGAGTCGATGATCTCGGCCGGGGTCATCCACACGGCGGCGTAGGCGACCACATCACGGCCGGCGCCGCCCTTGCGGATGTGGATGTCGTCCAAAGCTACGGACCGGGTGACGAGCAGGGAGTCGTCGCCGGCCAGTGCGCGTGACACCCGGCCACCCACATCGCCTCCCTTGCTGGACCGTGCCGGGTCGGCGGCATACTCCTGAAGCACTCCAAGCGGCACGCCCAGACGTTCGATCTCTTCCAGGACGGCGGCGCGGACCTCTTGCGCATCCAGGTCGTTGAGGGAGTCCACCGGTCGGCCCTCCTTTTCTGGGGGATGCGAAAAGGGCCGCTCCCAACGGAAACGGCCCTTCGTAGGCGGAAAAGTCTTGAGTTGTTTCGGTTTCAGGCTTTGGGGGTTACAGGTCGTCTGCGCTCAGGTCGTCCGGTGACTTCTGGACCGGGGCATCAGGCCCGTACTGTGGAAGATCATCGGTGACCCACCGCGGCTGCGTGTCGACCTGGATCGGGTTCTCGGCGAGCATCTCCTCGTCCTGCGCCCAGCGCTCGGCCAACGGGAGCGCCTTCCTTGGCTGGCTCATGCGGGCACCACCTCTACATCGATCCTACGGACGAGGCCGTCTTCAACCCCGTAGTCCTTCACAACCCGATACTTCAGGCTACGCCCCAACAGCAACTCTTGCTCGGTTTCCAGGTTCCCTTCGAGGTGGACGGCTGGTGTGCCTTTGCGCGCCAGGATCCGGAAGACCGTCGGCTGCGCCTGGTCCTTCGGCGCGGTTGTCGGCCCTACCGCGAACCGCTGGGCGACGTCGGAGTCTGCGGAGGAGGACCCGAACGGGTGGAAGGTCCACTCCATCCCCTCCATGCCGCCGGTCAGGCTCCATGCCCCAGGCTCGAAGTTCCTTGCGGGTGCGCGCTCGCCACGGAAGACGATCACATCCTTGGTGAGCTTGGACGCCCGGATGGTCTTGTCCATGGCCTCGACCATCGAGATGCCATCGTCGTCCAAGCCGTAATAGCTTCCGGCGCGGAGATCACCGCCGGCCGCATCCAGTAAGGCCCTGTTCATCGGCCCATAAAGGCCGTCCTGATAGTCGTGGAATCCGTTCGTTGCCCACTGCGCTGTATCGGGGTCCAGGCCAAACTTCTCCAGCAGCCCCCGCGTTTCCGAGATGGAGCCGGTGATTTTCACCGGGGCCGCGCTGAGCCCCTGCTCGCCGGTGGCCGCACCCTTCCACCCCTTCGCCGGCTTGCTGGCACCTATCCGGGAGATCAGATCCTTGCGGCGTTCGATCAGGAGGTCGGCCAACACTTGGTCCATACCATGGTCGGCCACAAGCTTGCGGATCTTCGCGGGAGTGATCGCCTTGACCCGATCGACCGACTCCTTGACCTGCTGGTCGGTCATGTCGGAGAACACCTGCGAGTGGCGGCGGCCCTTGTTGACGTCGCGCATGGTGTCGAACTCGACAACCTGCGGCCCGAACCGGTCGCCCTTCTCTTTGCCCAGGCCGCGGAACAGGAGCGCCCCGCCGACATCTATGCGGTGCGGTTTCCCATCGGCACCTTGGACGATGTTCGCCCACGGATGCTCGCCGCCCTCACCGACGACATCCCAGTTGGCCAGCCACGCATCGAGCGCGAAGCCTTTGCGGACCTCGTTCAGGTAACCGTCGTTGCCGTTGGCAACCTGGAGGCCGAGATTAGGAACGGCGCCATCGACCATTTGGGTTGCGGTGTGGCTGTCTCCAGGTAGACCGGGCGTGCCCTTGCCGCGCACCACCGTTGGCACGTCGATGCCAGCGGCCCGATAGAGCGCTGAGGCGAGTGCCTCATTGGCAGCATGCTTCGGTGACTGCTGGGCTTTGACGTACCAGCGGGATCCGTCCGCCGCCTGGAACACCCCACCCGGCGTGGTGCCCTCGCTTGGACCCACCCGTTTGAGGCCGGAGAAGTCACCGGCCGCAACCTTTGCGCCAGGCATAGGCGCTAGCGCGTCACCAGACGGCTTCTTGGTCGACTTCGGTGTCTTCGCCGGGTTCGCCTTCACCGCCGCCGATGGTTTGGCCGGCGCGCCGCCGAGGTCCGCGAGTAGCTTCGCCGCAATCGAGTCCTTGTCCTCGCCTCGCTTCAGTGTGATGCCGCGAGCCTTGGCTGCCTTGCGCAGCTGCTCGCGGGAGAAGTTGTCGAACGGGTGGCCGTTGCCGTCGTGTTTCTGAATGGCGAGTTTGAGCAAGTCCACCATCGGACGGAACTTGCCGCCCAACGGATGCCCTTTCGGGTACCGCTTATGCAACGCGGGATTCCACGCCCGACCCTCGACGCCCGACTCTTCGTCGAGTTCGTGCATGGCCTGCAACAGGATGAGCGTGTCGTCGTCCAGTTCGCCGATCGGATCGTCGTCCACGTCGTCGCCGCGCAGCAGCGCCTGCACCTCGCGCGCGACTAGCTCGCGCAGCTGAGCGCGGGGCACCTTCTTTGCGCCGGATGGCGTCGGATAGTCGTCCGGCTCCATCGACATGCGCGCCAGAAGGTTCGCGCTTGGCTTCGTGGCCTTCGGCTTGCCCGCCGACCTGCCAGCATCGCGCTGCTCCGACCGTGGCGCCTCAGCGCCGCCCGGCACCACCTCAACCTCAAGCTGGCGAGGGATCCCCGGGCCGGAGTCCTTGACCACCCGCATCCGCAGGCCGCGCTCGAGTAGGACCTCGGCCTCTTCCTCGACGGGTTTGCCGTACCGCTCACCGGTCATCCCCGACAAAGCCATCGCCCCGGTTCCCTTGGGCGCGTGGATGTTCATCGTCAGTCCGGTGATCGTGAAGTACTCGGCAATCGCAGGGTTCGCCGTCGTCGAGACATAGGCACCCTCGGTCCACTCGAAACCGGTCAGGTCACCATCCAGTGCATCGCCGAAGACGCCACGGCCGGTCGACGTCCCGCGAATCACCGTGATGTCGTCGGTGAGGCGGGAGTGTTCCATCACTTCGTCGAGCAATTCGATGTGCTCGCCGATCCGGCGGCGGAACCCCTCCTCGCCAAGCGCCTCATCGTCGATGGATGAAAGCTGATATGGAAGCCCCCGGAGGCGTTTGTTGATAGGCGAGAAGTCGGCGGCTCGGTAATTTTCCATCGCGGTCAGGTGCCGATCGGTCTCTTCGGCCGACCAGCCGGGATCACCGTTCGACCAAGCGATGGTGCCCCGCTTGTGTTCGGGGTGCCGCGGACCGAGGCCGTCATCGACAAGACGGGCGGGTGTCGCGTCGAGCGCAGCCTGGCCCATCTTCGCTGCCGTCTTCGCCGCCTTCTTAGCCAGTCCGACGGCGCCGCCGCCCGCGTGGTCCTGCTGGTTGTGCGGATGCCCGCCAGGCGTATGCCGCACCCTTCGCAGCAACAGTGCCCGCTCGTGGGCCGGGCCAAGGGCACGGATGGCGGCCCGGTCCCGCTCCGACAGCACATCAGACACCTGCGGGCACCCCCTCAGACGGCGGCACCGCCCCGGGCTCCTGAAGCTGCACGCTCACCTTTCCGGAATGCACCAAGAGGCTGAAATCATTGTTGATCACCGCGGCGACCGACGACTCAGGTGTAAACCCGTCCCGCACCAACGCCACGATCGTCTGCGCCTGGTCCGCCTGAATCCGGGCCAGGTCACCCGCGTCCTCACGCATGAACGGAATCCGCGAGTCGTACCACAGCGACGCCGGCGGCTCACCCGGCCGGGACGCCGGCCGATCGAGAAGCACCTCAAGCGATGTCGCCGCGCTAGTCCACAAATGGGTCATGGTGCCGTCGCCGTAGCGTCTATGTGCGGCTTTGAAGTTTCCCGCGTTCAAGCTCGACCCCGACAGTCCTTCGGCGAACCCCACCCACGACGGGGGTACCCCCGCAGCACTGGCCAGCCTCGAGTTGTGCGTCGGAATGAACCCGGCACCGGCCAGGAACACATGATCGGCGCTGTCAACCGTGATGCAGCGAACCGGAACCGAGTCAACAGGCTCGATATTGACGATCGACCGGCGGCCACTGAAATGAGGATCCCCGGCAGCCTCGCACTTAGCGACCTTGCGTGGAAGCAGGAACGGAATACAGTCCAGGCGGGACCGGAACTCCACCTTCCAATGCTGTCCAGTCCTGGACCGCGAGTCCGCGTAGGACGACAGCGTTGCCCGGTAGCCAAGCGACCGGACAAGCTCCAACACCTGCCTGGCAAGAGCCTCATCCTTGCTTGAGTAGGCGCACCAGCCCTGGCCGTCCCGGTCGGCGGTGCCGTCGGTGTCCATGAGCCCGCGCAACAAGTCAAGCCGCTGCGCGGCGGATGCGCGCAGATACTCGCCGGGAATTCGCTTATTCCCAAGCACGCCCAGTGCGGACAGTGCGGCGAGTAGGCCTCCCGGAACTCCGACCACCGCAGCATGTTCGACCTGGTGCGCCCGTGCCACGGAGACTTGAGACTCCCAGCGCCTTGTGACATACCCACGCACGTCGATCTCGGCTGCAATATGCTTCAGGTCTTCCCAGTCGCCACAGATCGCGGCGCCCGCCGTGTATCCGTCACCTAGCCATGCGCCGAGCACGTATGGATCGACAAGCAGATCCGCATCGGGCATTTCAAGCACCGGGCTGGCGCCGAGTGAGAGCCTGTGGCCGCCAACTCCATTGGTGTAGGGCCGCGTGAAGATCTCGTAATTGGTGTAGGGCCGCGTGAAGATCTCGTATAGCTCGGCTGTCGTGTAGTCACGCTCGGCGCGACTCGCGGTCCCGCGGTCCACGGCGGGCCAAACATGGCTGGCGTCAGCCACGATCTGCTCACCGTTCTTAAGGCTGATCCGGAAGCAGTCCCGGTTCAGCCAGACCGGCCCCACCGCGGCAACACGGACGGGCCGACCGTCCCGGCCGAATACATCGTCACCGACCTTGATGTTTGCCATGGTGACCCAGCCCGACGTTGTTGCCACGGGCGTGTCGAGTGCCAACGGCTCGGCACGCCCCTGGATCACCGCATAGTCCATGTCCTTGAACGAATTACCGACCGGGACCGGGTCGGCCCCGCCACCTAAGTAGAGGGTGTTGTGGGTGACTATCCCAGCAGTGATGTGGGTGTGCCATTCAGCTACCTCCACGGCGATCGTCGGCTCCGACGGTCCAATCTCCACCGATTCCACCCGGTCATACAGCGACCGACGCTGCCTGCTGGTCCGGGTGGCATACTCGGCCAGTCTGTGGGCCTTTGCTTCACAGGCCAGGTCGAGGATTTCGCCGAGAAGAGTGGCCTGGTTGTTGCCGTGCACTGCCAACTGGTGGGCCTGACGCCGCCGTAGCTTCCCGTCCGGCTTCCATGCAGTCGGAGAACTGATCGATGCGTTGACTCCGAGCCCCGCAAGAAGGTGCTGTACGTCACTCAGCAGGTCAAGCGACGTGCTGGTGATCCCCACCTCGGCGGAACGCCGCTTGGCCGGGTCCGATACGTGCCCGTCGGTGTCGATCAGCCCAGATAGGAACGCGGCCTGCACCTTGCCTGATCCGGTCATCACGGCGACCGGGACCCGTTTCTCCCAGGCTCGCTTGCCCATCATGTCGTGCTCGGCGCACAACGCCCGGATCCCCAGGACCCGGTAATCGTGCCGCGCCGTGTCGATCCGGTTGAGGCCATAGGATGCCGCGAGCCGGTCGGCAATCCCCGGGTCGGCGGCGCTGAGTACGGGCGTGGTGGTGGTCAGGCCGCCGTCGCCAGTCAGTGCGCCCAGGCACCATGCCTGCTGGATGGTGAGCAGATCGCGCTTGCCGGTATCCCGCCCCCATCCGAGCCCGATCCGCACAAGGTCGCCGGGGCGCAGGTCGGAAGCGTTTGTCCAGTCTTCGACACTGAGGACGGTGGTGCCACGGTCATGCCGCTTGACGACACGGCGGGCCAGATAGGGATGTTCTGCGGTGGTCCGCAGGACACGGCCGCGTTGGGTGGTGACGGTGACGATCGGCGACGGCGGTTGCCACCCGATGTGTGTGACCATGCCAGGCACCGCCTGACCGCCTGCCCAGGATGCCAATTCGTCACCAGGCCGGACTTGATCGGCGCGGACCCGACGGCCATCCCACAGCGCCAACTCCGTCTCCGGCGTAACGCACTTCCACGCGTTGAACGCGCCCTTGTGCTCGGCCTCCAGCAAAGCTTTGAACTGCTTGACCTTCTCGATCGTGATCGACGCGTCGAACCTGATCGCAAGGTTGGGCGTTGCGGAATTAACGAAAAAGCGGGCTTTGTGTTCTGTGGCAAGGGAATCCGCCTGCAAGTCCCGGATCACCGGCGTAATCCACGACATCCCCAAAAACCGGTAGTCCGGGTCAGGGATCGGCGCATAGTAGGCGACCTCGTTCGGGCTGAACATCGTCATCCGGCCGCGGCTGGTCGAGTGGATAAACCCGATGATCTCCGCGTCCGGCGCCTCCGACGGGTCATCAGCGTCGGTCTGCGACCCCATGACGATGATCACCCGATCTGGGCGCAGCAACGACAACTGGTCACGCCGCGGCCGGGTCACATACGCGCACCCCGCCACCGACGCATACACCTCCATCCGCGCCAACAGATCCGACGTGGTCCCACCCCGCCATGGCCGCTCCAACACACCAAGCTCAGGCGAGCCGAACAGATCCGTCGGCTGGGAACCTTTGAACCTCGTCCACTGGAACCGGACCTGACTAAACACCTGAAGCCGGGCCAGCACCAGGGAGAAGATCGGCCCGCTGCCCTTGAACCCGGCAACCGAGGTGTGCCCGATCTGCTCCTGGTCGACCTGGCCCATGGTGGTCTGGACAACGCCGTAGGTGTTGCCGCCGAACGTGAAGTACTCGGCCCAGTCGTTAATCGACAGAGCGGTGTCGCGGTGTCGCAGCTCGGCCAGGCCCGCGTTAATCCGATCGACCAGCGCCACGGCTCACCCGCGTCTTACCGGCCTCACGCCACCCTTCCCGGATCGCCACAAAAACCCAGGCGCCCGCGAGCCACAGCACCGTAACTGTTTTGCGCAGAATCCAGCCAAGCGCGAACAGCAGCACACCGATCCAGGTCAGCAGCGTTCGACCCAGCTTGATCTCACGTGCCTGCCGCGTGATGTCCTCAACGGAGACGTGCTCAAACGTTGTCACCGCACAAGCTCCCCTCATGATCCCCAAAGTGCGAACGGTTCCGCTTCAGCCTCAAGAACTTGGTGCAGAAGCCACACACCCATGCACAAGGTGACCGCGAAATCGATGTGGCGCTTCGACTTTCCTTTGCTCAAGGTGAAGCCCCGCTCTTGCTCCCGCTTCACCGCAGCGTTCACGTGAGCGGTCTGCTGCTCGTCGCCGTTGTGCACGATCTTCGTGTCGAGGATCATCTGAAACGTCAACCCGCACGCCGGCGCCATCCGCTGCGGGGTCTGGTCGAACTGGACCACCATGATCCCCTCGTCCTCAAGCGCCCGGCCGGGCACCTCGAAAAACCGCGGATCGTATGCCACGCCCCGGAACCCTGGCCCGACCGCAATCTTGCGGACGTAGTTGAACACGTCCAGATGGTCGATCCGCCCGCCCATCGCCTCCCAAATCCGGGAGGTGACCGCAATCCGCCCGTCGGGCAGCTTCTCCAGCCGGGAGACCGCCACCGAGTCATGTTTGAGCGCCATGTCGATCGTGATCACGAACTCGTTTACCGGGTCGGATTCCCACTCGCCCTTACACGCCATCCAGGCCTGCGGGTGGTCCTTGAGCCACGACTCTTCGGAGACATCGACCCACTTGTTGGCGTAGTAGCGGATCCACTCATGCGACGGGTATTCCGGCTTGCCCCAGTCGTCGACCCGATCCCGCACGTTCCACAACACGCCCGCCGCGCCGGATGCGGCAAGCACCGCCTTCTCGCGATGCTTGGCCAGCTTGAAGTCCAGACCGTCGGGAGCCTCGCGCCAGTCCATCAAAAATCGCGGCGCCACCCGCGGATTCTTCAACGCCCGCAGCCCACGCTTGTACAGCGCGCCGAGCAGCGAATGGTCTTTGTCGAAGCCGGCCGTCGACAGCGAGATGACCCGGCCCCGGCCCCGATGGGTCCTGCGTTTGTTCGTGCTCTTACCAACCACGGTCGCGACACGGGCCTTGCGGTCACCAACGTCACCCCACTCGTGCAGCTCGTCGCGCACGAACAGATGCGGTAGATCACCCTCGTTCGTGCCGGCCACAGCGGCGATGCGGTAGATCCGGCCCGGCTTCCCATCAGCGAAAGTGATCTCTGTGTTGTAGACGTTGAAAAACCCGAGCAGCGGCGAGGCCTTGTCGACCTGGTCCCGGCCGCCGCAGATCGTGGCCACCTTCGAAAACAACAGGTTCGCCTGTTCGAAGCTGGCGGCCGCGATCGCAATGTTCGGCGAGGACGGGGCGATCGAAGGCGGGCCGGCAAACTCGAGCGCCACCACCGCGGCGATGAACTGGGTCTTCCCGCCACCGGTGGCCTCACCCCGCAACGCCTCGTCGTAGCGCCACTCCAAGCAGGCCGGACAGTACTCGTACCAGCGCCACAGGAACTTTTCCTGATCAAGGCGCAGCTTCATCAGCTGGCCGTAGAAGTCGCCCTCGCCGCAGATGCAGCGTTCTTCTATCCACGCGACCGCGGTGGCGCCTTCGGACGGCCATAGCTCACCGAGCACCGGCGTCCAGTGACAGGCATGGCAACCAAGTTCGGCCGGCGGTGGTTCAGCCTTGGATGACCCTCGGGTCCGGCCGCGACGCGGCCTCGAGGTGGCGGCCGTCGGCATCACCACCCCCAGGACCCGGTCCGTACTTCGAGTTCATCTCGGCCAACGACCGGCGCTCCTGGATCACCGCGATGCCCAAGTTGGACCGGTGCAGCGCGCCGATGCCCAGCTGCCTCTCGCACCGCTCCGCTGCGCCGAGCGCCCGGTCGGCCAGCGCGTACAGCGGGTTCGCCACGCTCTGCCCCTTCGACCCGGCCACGAGCGGACGTTTGTCGGCCTCGGCGATCAGGCGCAGATACCGGTCATACTCCTTGATCCACCGGGTGAGGACGCCCCGGTCGGCCGGCGTCTGGACGGTCGAAGCGGCATCGGTCCAATACGCTTCCCACAGCTCGAGCACCTCGGCAAGCAGCCCGTCGGGTGGGTCGATCCGGCCACCCTCGACCGGCGTGAGCTCGAACTGGCGCCCGTTGCGGCGATCGACGGCTGTCCCTGCGGCCTTCTTCGTTCGGGGCAATGGACCATCACCCCCGGTGACTGTCACGCTCAGTGATGGATGCGAGATGACGGAGCGTAGCCGGCTGAACTGGGACAACGCGGAGTGATCGCAGGTCAAACCGGGTGCACGAAAAATTGCAGATCAGAGGTACCAGGCGAAAAAGGGAGGGGTTCAGGTGGGTCG